TTGGTCAGGCATTCCTCAATATTAATCGGTTCAGCGGGGACTGCGGCGATCTGCTCCTCTAGTTTTTTAAGTTTGTTCTCTTGGCGCTTGATCTTCTTTTTAATAGCCGTGCAAGAGTTCTTATGCTTAAGATTCGTCGCCTCGTTTTCAAACAACGTCTGTTTAGCTTCCTTTATCTCCGCGTCAAAGTCTCGGTCCTCTAGACGCTTGATTGCGCCGCGTAAGTCCTGCGCTTCTTCCCTTGCAAGTTTAAATTTTTTATCAAAGACCTCTAGGTCTAGGAACTTCGCTAGGATCTCTTTACGGCGCGTAGAACCCTCGCTAATGAAGGATAGGGAACCAAGCTGAGAAGACATAGATGTCAACAAGAAATCATCCAGTCCTCCAAAGACTCGCCGGATTGCCTTATCTGTCGCTGCACGGGTAGTGCCATTCAGACTAGTCTTTTCTTGAGTGACCTCATCAAAACTGTAGAACTCAACATCAGTCTTAGCTTCCGTTGTTTCCTCTCCCTTAAGGCGCTTAACATATTTTTCGGAGTTCCTCTCAACAAAATACTTTTTGTTTGCGATCTCGATCTCAACCCTGCCAGAGCCGGAATCTTTTGTCTGGTTTATGATATTGAGGTTCTTCCTGACGTTTTTTGATGTTGAATTGAAGAGTGTATATAAGAAACTGTCAATAATACTTGACTTTCCAGAGAAGTTTTTACCAAAGATACCGACAATCCCATTCAGATTATTGAAATCAATTTGATTGCCGTCTCCATAGTTAAAAAGACCGTCCCATTCCAGAGAGTTGAGTTTCCAATTAACATTTCTGGCGATCTCGTCATTTTCCTGCACAGTCGAGTTATATTTCTTATTCAATGCGTAAATACGTTCTAAGTCTTCGGTTTCTGGCTGATATTCTTTCAAATACTCGTCCATCAACTCTTCCTGTACCGGAATGCTTCGGAGATCTTCGTGTTTAAGATCGTCTGCCAAGTCTTCAATAGAACCACGGGTGCCTGAAGCCCTATTTAAGAAGGTTATTGACTCTGGTTTGAATCTAGTCTTGGCAACGTCTACTGCGCGGCGCATCCTGTCGAGCGGGAGGTTGTTGTTTGACACTAGGCGTACTCGGGCGCCTTTGGGTGGGGATGTCCCCTTCGGAATTCGCCCCTTCGCCGTCAATTCGATTGTCACGAATGGTTTTGGGTTTGGTAATACGTGATGATCGCAGGAATAGTTTGTTTTGTCTTTGATTTCCCATATTAAAAGCCCCTTGTCATTTGTTTCGCCATGGTTTTGCTGGACTGTTGAACCAGGATAACGTATCCGACCTGCCTCATCTAAGGTTTGATTGGTTTTGTGGATGTCGCCGAGGAAAGCATAATCAAAATTATCAAAAATACTAATATCATTTTCGCCGTGCTCCATTACCCAACCGGTATCTGTTTTTATGCCGCTAATTGATCCGTGATACAGCGCGATATTAATTTTGTCCAAGTCGCTGGGCTGGATCCAATTTTCCGTATCGAATACCGATAGAACATTCAATGTCACAGCATCATTAACGCGATGTTCTCCGGAGTCTTTAAGCAAATGTAGAGTGGGCTTATTTAAAGCGTCGGCAATCGGCGACAAAGCGTCCTGACGACTTGAGTTCCGTAGATTACCGTCGTGGTTACCCAATATAACGTATGTGGGCGCGATGTCCGACAGCGTGTCTAGAAAATTAGCACACATTTCCACGAATTCTGGGGAGATCTGTGTCTTCGTATGGGCGATGTCGCCGCAGTGGACAATATAATCTACCTTTTCCTCTCGGAGTTTCTCATAAAGCTGTTCAAAAACTGCTTTATATTCATAGTGATACTTTAAATTACGAATATGTGTATCCGCGATGTGGGCAAACTTCATATTTTAACCGTTCTTTCCAGTAGGTATTGGAAAAAGTCTCCAAATGATGATGACACAGGACTAGCCTGTGCCTTCCTGCTCTCAAATTCGTCTTTTGACATCTCGCCGACATCAGAATACGGCATTATTTCTACTTTATACAATTCAACACCATATGTCAACATTTTTTTGATTAATCTTGCAGATTTTTTCTCAGCGTCGGGGTCTAGAGCTAAAAAAACCTTTGGATTGTACTTGACAATCTTTTGAAATAGTTTAGAATTCTCGTTCAGTTGTGATCCCAGGAGTGGAATGGCATTACTGCCAGCCTTGATCGCGTCAAATGCGCCCTCAACCAGAATTATATCTTCTTCCCAGTCGATCATTAGGTCGTTAAACACAATGTTCCGCGATGCGGGGGGGTTCATGTATTTTTTCCAGTTACCATTATAACTCCTTGCGACAAAATAGTTAAGAGAACCGTCATCAGAAAAGGATGGGATAATGGCGCGACCGGCGTAATCTCCTGAGATGCAGTATCCCATCTTCCACTGTAAAATGTCACCACGAGTGATGCCACGGTCTGATAAATACTTTCGTACAGGCATCGTACACAGTGGCAAGTTTTTGGTCGCAAGCGTCTTGAACTCTTCTGGAAGCGTAACTTCCGACTCAGGTTGTTCTTCCTTCTCTTTAAATAAATCCTCAAAGGAGTTGATGTCGGTGTGGTTGGTAAGCTCATCCCACTCACACAGGACGCGGTAGTCTCCATAGCTACGGACCAACTGTCTAATGGCTCTTCCAGAATAGTCACACACCCAGCACTTAAATTTATCTGCGCCTATATTCACGGACAGCTTACGTTTATGGTGCTTACACTTCGGGCAGAAGAACAGAGTTTCCCTACCTGACGTATAATTTGAGCCGAGCGTTTTTCTTAAGAGTTTAAGTTTTCTTGCTTGCAAAGTTCAAGTCCAGCTCTTGCAATTACTAAACTATCAGCCCGATCATATGTACCGGGTCGAGGATTACCATGCTTTGTGTATTCTATAACAAAGTCTGGGTCAATGTCAAGTATTTTTTCAAGAACCACCTCTTTTGCCTTCCGACCTCTCGGGACTTTTATCCCGCAAAGCTTGCGAGCTGTTGTAGCACCAATGAATTCAGGCTCTACTGAAAACATTTCATAACAAAGCCAACTCAACGTTCCGTTGAATCTTGCGAGGGTGGAAAGAGTTTGCGCTGATGAAAAACCTGACCGAAAAGACTGGAGCGATTGTTCAATGAAGATTTTTTCAACCATTTGATTCTTCGCAATCTCTTCAAGTAGTATCTTCGTCTTCTCCACCTTGAGAAAGAAGCCTTTATATTTTCTAAGATCCCAAGCATTGCAGATTACCACCTTACCAGTATTATCTAGTATGGTAGCTCCTGTTATACTCGTAGAAATGTCCAGACCCATTATCATACTTTATATGATATCAGATGTCAAGCTTTAATTTAAAAGTAAAATCGTCTTCTTCGGTTTTTTTAATTGGACGAGCTAACTTAGCAATTGCAATAAGATTTTTCTCTTCATCATAGATTCCAATCTTACTGATGAACGTTTGCTTTTTAAAACTAGCTGAGTTCTGCTGGTATATTGGGTTAGCGCTTGAAGTCAAGACTTCCCAACTGGAACTAACTGTATTTTTAACTGTTACGTTGTCCGGTTCAATATACTGAAACGAACTTGAGAAGGCTAGGTCTGTATGTGTACTCTGACCGAATTGTTTATAGGTCGGGTTGTTAGAATGGTTCAACATTCCAGCCGGAGCGTGAGCTAACATCGTCAAGGCAGGAACATAGTTAGTGCCCTCAAAAGATAGATGCCAAGCAGAACTCGTAACTGAGTGTCTAGCGACTGCGGGGTCTCGCGTATTGCCCCAACCGTTAGGTGTGACATTCGCCGATGCTCCAAACCAAATCCACTTGGGGCTCTGGTCGTATGCGTTGTTCGCACTATAATCGTCCTTATGAGACGGATCCAGGCTCCAACTTCCTGTGATGGCGACGAACCCCTCATTGTAGAGGACGACGCCCGCGACTGAGCCCGAGCCATATGTAGATCCCAAAGCGTTAGCTGATCCTGAAACTTGTATCAATTCGCCGTTCTTGTTAACATCTTGAAGCTCTCCAGCCAGGGTACCTGTAATATAAAATTTTAAACTAACAGACCCCTTTTTAATTGAAGATCCAAAGAAAATGGATGGGATACTTAGGAGCGTTGCGTGCTGTTGTCCTTTATGTCCAAGCGACGACGAATATGCATAATGTGGGCTGAGATACTTATAAGAATCCATAGGATTCTGAAGTGCCAACAGGTGTCTGCGTCCAACCGACAAGTCACTTTTAATATCATAAAACGTAGGATCGCTTTCCCACGCTTCTATAGAGATGCTTGAAGATAGTGGATACTGCCCAGCGATCTCTTCGCCGTAGAGGTAGCCTGAGTTAAAGTCACTCGTTGACACTGTTTTAAAAGCAGAAATGCCGCTTTCTTTCGTTATGAACGGGTATATCATTTGACCGGCGGAATTCTGATCGCGGTCAACATTCAATTCATAAAGAGATAAGTGCCCTGGTTCAATGTGCAAAGACTGCGAATGTATTGCTCCGGCGTCGACGCCCATATTATTGTAATACATTTTCAGAGCATAGATCCAAAAATCCACTTTTGGATTTGTTTTTACTCGGTTACAAAATATATCATTGGGGCTAAATGGATATAGCGGCATGGCTTCTTGCCCCTAGTAGTCTAGTCTTACGCGCAGAGTCATCTCCGTGGAAGGATCTTTCTTAAGGGGCTCGCTTAACTTGGCAACAGCCAACAGCTCGTTATCTGCTGAGTATAGACCCACAGTAGTTAGATAAGTCACAGGGTTATCAACTGTGCTGTTCTTCACACGAATTTTGCTACCAGTAAGATATGTCGGGTTTGAACTGTAATTGAAATCGTTGTGATTGATACGGCAGAAGTAGATTGAAGAATTTAATTCTGTTGTATTATTGAACTGTATATTGTAGATCCTGCGTCGGATCGCGTTACAGGTGGCATCAATCGTTGATGCAGTAACATAGTTAAACCCAGTGTATCCCACTGTGGTCGATTCAAATTCAGGTGTTCCCTGCGCGGAATCAGCAAGAATCCCTGCCATAGCGTTATCGTTAAATACAGAACCTGAAACAACAGCGATACCTGCTTGGTAAAAAATTAAACCACAAGCGGGATGTGTTGTGGATGTTCCAACGGTCTCGTCTTCAATCCTCGGGGTCGAACCATCAGTCGTCTGGGCATAAAGAACACCATATTCACCGGCAGGTGAATTAACAAAAAATCCGTTTGATCCGCTAGCGTCTGTAATTTTGATTCTATTCCCCATAGGAGCCTCGGGGGATGTCACGTCTAGGAGGTCGTCCTTGACCCCCAACTCCAGTTCAAAAGAACCTTTCTTAATCTCGTCCTTTGCAAGAAGACGAGCGAAGTTCAAGAAAAAGACCTCTTGTAACTTCGTCCCGCCAGCCAGGATGTTTCCATCTTCGTCAAATTCTTGAATTGAACCAGTGACATCGTGACCCATTAAAATTTGAGCCATCTGATTATAAATATTAGCTTTCTTAGACTGCTGAGATGTCGTTTGACTGTACAGTTCGCTCTTCGGGGAGATTCCGATCGCGATATCAAAAATATGATTTGCAGAAGAACTCAAATAAGGATAATCATATACAGACTGGAACATACCGTGCGAGTAGCTTTTAACGTGAGGTTCCGAACCTAGGGCAACAGTATTGCCACCATATGTTCCAGAAACCAATGATCCAGTAATCGGGATTGCCTCGTGCAGCATAGTTCTGGTTGCAGCGATGTCGTTGTTCAAAAACGTTTTAAATGTGGTTGCCATTTTTATTACCTTCTAAAAATTATTTCTTCTTGACAAATCTAACGGGGATATCAACACTAAATCCAGTGGTCGCGCCTGTGACGCGAATAATACTATCGATGAAATATACCTGACCGCCGCTTGAAAGAGCCGGTGCTGTTGATACAGCGGGAGACAGGTCGCCTAACTTCTCGAAAAGATATGTGCTGCTGTTCAGCTCAATTGACGACTGAATTTTGAATTCTAGAGTGGTTCCACGTGGACCTGTGATGACCTGGGAACCGGTTGCGGTTTCCCTCTCGGTATTCTCTGAAACATACTCTTGGTCTGTCCCCAGAGACATATAATATGAAGCAACATTGTCGTCATCAATAAATGAAACCTTTGCTCTGTTGCCTGCCTTGCTGGCGATACTACCAAACCTATTGTCGATCTGAATAATGTATTGTGTCTCGATGAGATCCGAATCAAGCGAAAAGCTGGGAGGGATCTCTGTCGTATCCAGTCCTTGATCAAGGCGAATAAAATATCCTGTTTTCGGATTTTCGCCAGCCAAAGTACCAGGGTTTGTCGTATTATTGACAAAGGCTGTATCATCAAATGTTTCTTTGTCAACACAGACTATATGTGCCCCAGTATCACTACGCGGGGCAGCTTCCTTATCGTTAACCTTCACAACGGGAAGATAAAGTAAGTTAGTTCGTGGGAGCGAGAGTAGTCTGTTCTTAAGCATAGAAGAATTATTTGTAAAAGCTTCTAAACATGGAGTCTGAAGGATCTCCAAATCAAAATATGCGCTACCACTTGCGTGGTCCTTATTATAAAGCTCATAATTGATCTCGTCGTCGCCAATAGCAAACTTGGCAATTCTAAAACTGCCGTCGCCCTTGGCGAGTCGAAATCTTCCGGTGTCGGTCAAGACAGCATCAAGGATGATGTCGCCTGAGTTATCAAGAAATGCCATTAGTTATTCTCCCTCATAAATCCCACAAAGTAAATAGGCGTTTGCTATAAATAGTCCTTTTCTTCTAAAAAAACATTACTTAAGTGTAGAACCTTTATCCATTTCTGCCTTAAAGTCAACATTAAAATCCATTTTTTTACCAGTCTTCTTAGAAACGATCCTAAACTTGAATTTTCTCCCCCATGGGGATTCCTGCAACTGACCAAGCTTAAGGTTCTTGACGTCAAGAGCGGACTCTTCTTCTCCGGAAAGATCTAAAAATCTCTGCTCCGGAGCAACTTTAATCTGTAATAGTCTTCTCATTGGCTTGGATGGATTTTTTGGTTCGCGAGGGGCTAGCTCAACAATGCGCTTGTTCAGATATACAGAACCCTCATCGTTGACAAGCTCAATCTCGTATATTTCAGTCGGGTTTGACACATGTCCATGCACGTCCACCATCCGAAAAGTATAATAATATTTCTTATTAGAAGATATATAATCGACAAATTCACCAGTTGAGGCGTTTCTATTAGATACAGCGGTCAGCATCCGGTTGTCAAAGTCGTCCCAACTCTGAGGTCTATCCTCAATTTTGTAAATTTCAAAAGAACCCCCTTTATCGTCACCTTTGAATCTAATTTTATCAGTTCCTTCAAGCTTCTGGGATCTTCTAATATCATCGTGTTGTCCTATATCCTCCAGATTCAAAAGAATCGGGTCCAGCACATACTCTCCAACGGCGCTCTTCATATTGAATAATATTTTATTGCCATCTGCGAAATATGGCACCACCTCAACTTCTGGTGGGATTGGTGGGTCGTCCAAGACAATGTGATTATCTAGGAAGATCTCCTCCTCAATTAATAGCGCTTCCGGCTTTTGTGTTACAACGAAGGCTGCGCCCGAATTCCACACACCCAACTCGCTATAAGAATATTTGGTGTTAACTGCAATTTTATATACATAAAGCTTATAAGCGTAACGTTTACCATATTTTATTTGGGTGTCAACAAAATTAAGCGTGTCAATCTCGTTTGTGTTCGGAAACCAAAAATTCTGTAATACATTTCCCGTGGGGCTTCCGGAGGCATCTGCCAAGCTCTTTTCAATCCTATACATCACATCTTCAGAATGGCATGTGTGCCCCTCTAACATCTTATCGTAAGTGACAAAGCGATTCTTGAGAAACGTTTTAAGTTTACCAACAAAAATAATTCCCAGAAGACTTTTAAAAAATTTCTTAGAAGGGTCTGACTGGAGTTCTTTCTCGGTACCGCCGTTATCTAAGAAAAGTGCTTTCTGCATTGCTATCGACTGCTGATAGGCTCTCATCATCTTAACAGTGGAGTCTAAAGCGCCTGTTGAAAAGTCTACCAGTGAGCTTTTCTTAAGCCATGAATCTAAAATATTCCAAGTTTTTCTTGTTTTCTTTCGGGTCTGGGAATATTTTTTTACAACCGATGTTCCATCTTCCATTACTTCTATATTTGAAACTTCCTCAACCTCGGTAAAGTCCATATTGGTGTGACCGCCGATGGTCACAATGTCTTTTATAAATGACCACATGAACTCATCAAGGAGCTTGGTGTCACTAAGCATCTGGGCAAACTCTGTCATCTGATCCGTTGAAAATTCCATATCGACAAACATCGGAAAAAGTTCTTTTTTTCTTGACATTTCTCTGAGATTTGGTACAGATGATTCTGGTACTACTAAGTTCGTATATTTGTCAACAACTTCCTTAAGAGTGCCATTCAATTCCGGAACGCTGGATTCGCCCTTAGTCAAGGCGTCTTCCACCCTGCGCCCAAAGATATCAAAATATTGACCTGAGTGTTTTTTAATTTCAAATTTTTTAGTGGTTGCACCAGTGGTAGTTTCACTGTCTGTCAAAGCACCGTTTAGAGAAATGTGATCAGCGAAGTGTTTATTGCTCGTTTCATTATGTTTCTCCATCATCATTGCATACAAATTTGGCAATAAAGGTTCTGGCTGATTCGCAGCCATACCGAATCTGAATTGTTCTTCGTAGGACTTGATATAAAAATTATACTCAGCAGCCGATCTAACGTATTGTGGTCCCGCTACATTTAATTTATCCAGTTCATTGTAGTTAAAGGGCAGTGGCATGTCAAACGCCAAATAGTTATACTCAACATATTCGTCAATAATACCACTATTTCCTGTCGCGTTCTCACCTTCTAATCCTGTAATTAGCGTATGCCAATTATCAGATCTATAATTCCCCTGTTCATCTTTGAATATATCCTGATTCGGGGCGATTAATACGCCCTGTTGAACCTGGAAAAACGGGTCTCTCTCACCTCCAAAGCTCTCAGCCGAAGAAATAAATTCAGGTGCAGAGACTATAGTCCTAAAAGGCACGTTCGCGTTTGTGTCATGTTCGCCCCCTTTGGCAATAAATTTTACCCCCTGGGGTGTGCCAGTGTCAGAATTTTCTTTATTATAAGACCAATATTTGCCAGAAGCTTCACGGAGCTTATCTACTTTCTCTCCATGGGCTGCTCCCAATTCAAAGTCTGGATCAAGCCGTTCTTCCAGTGATGGTCCCCAACTGGTATTCTCAACAACAAACCTTCTCTTGGCTGCGCCGGTGTATGTGGATGTCTGATTATTTTTTTTCTGCTGAGCAGACGCCTCCTTTTGGAGACTATCAACAACCTGTTGTACCTGTTCGGGGTCTGGTAGCGCGAGGGCTGCGCCATACATACTAAGAATTTCTGCTATATTTGCTGCAATTGTCATTTATTTTACCTTAGTGTCCAACTTAATATTTTTTGTTAAGTCAACCTTTTCCGCAACCTTAAGTTTGGTCGAGGCAGTCGGGGTGACCAGCTTTGAAGGAATTATTCCGGTAGATAAAAATTCTGGTCGGAGGTGTTGGTGTTGTTTTAAAACCCTGTTGAACGAGACTTTCAATTTATTGAGATACGGTTTTGGGGCTGGCTTGGTAACTGAAGAATCCCCTCCGATAACAAAATATTTGTTATACACTGGCAATCGCATCCCGATCGCTTCAACACATCCGAAGGTTTTATTTTCATATTTTACGGTGCGACAAAGTAAGTTATTATCCGATGCTTTATCAAGCAGCTTCTCTGTGAGTGGTTCCCATATGGGGTTTTTAAGCATGGGTTGCCCTTCACTGTCGCGACCGTACCCAACAAACACTTCTGTTCTGCGCAGCGTTTTATAATTTAAGATAAACGCAGCCTTGGTCAAGGTCGGAAGACCATCATTAGCCAACCAGTTATATTTGACAGTAGCACCGGCTGTATCTGATAAGAACAGAGATTTCACTTGATTCGGAAGGTTTAACATTTGTGACATCATACTCGCGTTCACCGCGTTATTACCCACGGTTGTAGTGGGCAACTCCGTAGCTGTCGCAAGAGCAGATGTGGCGGTCTCTATCGCAGACGGCGAGCCAGATGTGTTCGTCAACTTATAAAAATTAATATTAAAACTGTTTAATAACAGCCTCTTGGCTGGTTTAGACATAGAGTCTGCAAGATTATAATTGGTAAAAAGATTTGACATTCCCTTCCCAGACATAAACATCGGAAAAGCAAGATTAACAAATAAAGACACCGGGTTTGTTTTAGTCTCCAGTTCATTATTTTTTATCTCGTCTGTCGCGGGGCGTTTTGATTGGTCGACATTGCTATACGCCAGACCCATCAATTCTTCAGCATCGGCATATGGGTCATAATCCAAATCTAATAATTGTGGAAAATTTTGAAAGGGAGAAGACACCGGGGCTGCCGTTGTACAGCCGAAAATAGACATCACGCTAGTCATATTAGACTTGATATCCAACTGCCCCTGATCCATTTGAGAAGAGGCATTCGGGTTTTGTTGTGACGGCGATAAGACCGGCATGAACGGAGATTTTTTAGCAAGGTTGATCGCGGTTATAGCCGATTGTATCTTCAATGCCTTCTCCGGATCAAACGGATTATCCAGCATAGAATAGTTACCCCGCACTGCTAGATTAACATTTGAAGGGCTAAGATATGTCAGTGATGTGCTGGACAGCGTATCCCCTTCGGTATACGAAACTGAATTTGATGCTCTCATACTAATATCGCTGTTTAAGTCGTTGAAAAATTTTAAAGATTCCAACTCCGTGCGCTGTCTATAATCTGCGCTGCTAATTGTTCTCAAACCGTGCCTGCTGGGCTCTTTTTCCAAAGGACCCTTTGAAAGATAATCATAACCAACCGCCTTTGGCAAGTTACTGTCAAAAACTTGATGGAAATAATATTCCAGCTTAAATGTTTTAAGAGGTGGCTTTCCAGGTGATAAGATAGCCGCTGGCATGACATAATTGCCATCACCATCTGGAGAAAGATTGGGCGGTCGTTTTTCTGAGATATTTACGCCAATGACAGAAGCTAATCTTTGTGCCAGATTTTCTATTAATTTCTGAATCATCGCGATGCCGCGAGGGTTTCCGGTTTTCGGATCTGTATATTTCCATAAGGAGGTCGCTAGCTTCATATTAACAGGCTTCTTCCGGAAGAACGATAGAGTTTCCAAATAGGACGTTACTGGCGCAATCCACGGACTTGTGATGAGCGGCTTTCCCCCTGCCTTCCAGCCATACTGGCTGTACATTTGATCAATAAATTCTTCTGTGAATTTATTTCCCAATAGATCGAAGTGTGCTGGTAATATACTTAAATTATAATAATGGTCCAGCCAATACTTTGCTTTAGCAAGATCGTTTATCTTGTCCAGAATCAATTTATCAGTGCGGTCTTCTATCTCAATCTCAACGCCATATTGGTAATATCCATCTGTAACAAGTGGCATTGAATGATCAATACCTGTGAAGTGCCTTACTTCGGAAATGTCGGAATGTGACGCGAGAGAAACCTCCCTCACTACACCATTTATTTCAGTACCTAACTTCATTTTGCCAGGTGTGGATTCTCCAGAGTGACAAATAATATCAACAGCCTCATCTTGATTAAAGATCTCTGTTTTCTCCACAGGACTGCCAAGCTGATTAAGTGTCGTTGCTGCGCGTGTCACGCGGCGGCGTAGTACAGAAAAGTTTCTAATTCTAACGTTATCGAACATCCGCTGCAAGTTATTTTTATTATATAATGCGCCATATTTTGTGTTTTCTTTAACCATCTTTCCATAGTCAAGTCCGAAAATAAAACGGCAAGCCCCTTGGCTATCTCTAGAAAGAGCGACATCAGAAAAATAACTTTTTGCGCGTGGAACATCCATGTTGTCATTAGTAAGTCTTTGGAATGGAAGATTACTATTAAATGACGTATTTTCTACAACTGAAAAATTTAATTGCAGTCTTTCAAGATCGTCATAATTTCTAAAATCTTGAATTTTTCCATTTTCAATTTCAGCCCTCGTTAACGGGCTTTTGCTTAAGCTCTCTGGGCTTCCCGTGAGCCACATACCAGACTCTTTGTGTACGGGTCCAGACCATATAAGACCGTCTTGGTCTCTAAAAACAAAAGACTTGGATACCAAACTACCATTGGCTATGACGTTATCCAAAACGGTTTTGCCATTCATAAGTTCTAAGAGATGGGTATCTGTTTTATCAAGATTGTAATCAGAAATAATCTGATCGATATCGATGGAAGAAACCGCAAAATAACTTAAATGTTGTGGCTTGGATGTTGGAATATCAAATTTGAGCCGAAAAGTAAAATCAAATATACGGTGCCCCGAATCGGTAACAGACTGAGTTTTCTGGTTGAGCATTGAATTGTTATTGAGCATAAACTCTTTAACCGAGACATATTTAGTTTTTGTGTTCTGTTCAATAAGCTCCATTATTTCTGGAATGTCTTCTTCTGAATATGCGGCTGTAACACCGGCGAACGTACTGAATTCTGGCAAATCTTTCAGTTCAGCCATAAGCTCCGCCGCGAAGACGGCAGTTTCATCGGCAGAATTCATGTTCACAATTTGAATTGCATTATTCGCTGCTGATAATATTTTTGTAACCAACGGGTGAGAAGACTGGATAACAGTAAACCGCAAATACTTTTGAAAGTCCTGGTCGCTAAACCAAGAACCAATGAGATCGTTACTGAACTCTTCCTTTAGTAAAAGATCCAACGTTGCCGACAAATTATTGTTTGTCGGTGGAGATGCTGATATTGTCTCCCTAGCGTGCTCGATATGTGGATTAGTTTCGCGAATGACTGTTCCGGCTGTTTCCAGGGTGATTGTTTTAATGTACACATCTGGAATCAGGGAACCAATTAACTCTTCTTCGTTTGCCAATACTGTCATCAATCACAATCCTCAAAGTCGTCAAGATCCGCCATTTCCGAATCGTATAAGCCGTCACTAATCCCAGCCAATGTGTTCTTTCTCTCGTCTGATATATCGGGACACTTGAATTCACTTTGAATTCTTCCGCGACGTGCTTTGTCGGCTGGTAAATTATTACATAACGTGTGTTGATCAATCTCCCTATCCACATTAATCTCAAAAAAGTATTCAACGTAATTAGGATCAACATCGGGAAACGCGGTTGATATGTTCTGGGATGAACCTTGCGGACTTGAAGCCAAGTAATTAATTCCCAAATCGGATTGTAGTCTAGAAAAATAAAGCGGCAGGAGTTCGTCATGCTCGCCTTTATTTTGTCCAGGTTGTTGACTTCCGGATGCTGCGACGGTTTTTATCTCATAGACCTCAATATCAAAATTGTTATCAAGATAGTCTGTGTTAGATTCATCTATTTCCAGCAGGATAGAGTCTTGCTCCACGATCAACTTTGAGCCGTCATCAAAGTCTAACTCGCCTCCCCACATGCCAACGTGATCGGAATCTGCGCCGGTCAAGTCATCAGTAGAATTATCTTTTCTCTGCCCCTTGTCTGGGTCCTCGCCATCGGCATATGCGTATGCTTTAAATTTTATTTCACAATTGAGCTGCGGAATTTTAATGTTTGGAGAAGAGCCCGTCATGTAATCAACCGAGCTATTGAGGGAATTTAATAAGAAATAAGCTTCCCAAGCTGGCATTTTGTTAGTGCTAAGGCTCGCGTTACCGAGAGGTTGAGACATTACATGATGGCGGGCTGCGGAGGGCTGTAGCCTGTCGTCTCCAAGCTCAGCTTTTTTCTGTCGGACCAGTTCATTTATTTTCTTTATTTCAGTCTCGACACCATAATAACAAGTTTGAATGCGAGGGCGCGGGGTCTCGTCTTGGATGCGGTCTGCGGTGTCTGATTGTCTCTCAGCCAATGAACCAGTGACCCATTTTATATCATAGATGATATCGTCATCAAAGAACGCATAATATTTCGGAGAGAGTCTGCCCTTAGACAGAAGATGCTTGCCATACTGCGTTAGTTTAAGGTCTATGACGTCTTCTTTCGGATCAAAGAAGTTCATTAGTTATTTCCCCCGGTTGGTCCAAGATTTCTGATCGCGTTTAGCAGAGGCGCGTTAATGAGCGGGCTTTCCATAGCTGTTTGCGTTGCAGCTGTTTGTGCTGCCTGTAATCCTGTATCAAAATGATAAGTAACGGCTGGTAGCGACGAGCCCAAATTGTTGGCATTTATAGTAGTTGGATTCGCGACTAGTGAGGGGACACCTTGTATTGTCGTATTTGCCATTGTCATGCTGCCGAGTATGCGGGGGAGTACAGGCGGCATCGGAAATGCATCGTCGCCAATTCCGATTTTAGTATCAATTTTAGCCAATTCTACAAGACTAAAGAAATCATAAGGCCAATTATAATTGTATCTTTCCATTTCCTGATCTGAAACATAACTTAAGAAATTGAATTTATTGTCATCTTTTGCATCAGCTGTCATTTTAAAGTAATTTGACGCCGATCTTCTTTTTGTTTTAAAAACCATCCATCTTGTGTTGTCTGGAATTTTGTTGCCTCGGAAGAATTCATTTTCTCCTGTTTTATGAGTTACGGACGCATGAGCCTTCTCGGCGGTAACTGCAATATCCGGCATCACATTCTGCCAAATATTAGATAAATCTTGCTGTGATAATTTATGAGTGAATTCAAATATGTACATCGCAAATGGCTCGATAGCCTCATCATTCAAGAAATCCAAATGCGGTGGAAAAATATAATTCGGCATCTTCTTAGCCATGCTTATCACTGACGAGCCGGGTCCCTCTTTGGATGACAACGCTTTATTGAATACACCTCTAGACTCGGCGATTGTATTGCCCAGAGCAAAAAATTTCCTTCTACCTTCAATATCAACAAACGGAATCGCGATTACGGCTTCAGAAATCATCTTGTATTCAGCCAGTTCTCCAATTTTCATGTCTGTTGATTGGAAGCCGCACGCTCCTATTAAAGATGAGATTTTATTCCCATCGGTGTCTGTGCCGTTCGCGTTTCGCGCTGGGAACGATTCTTTCAAAGAAAGTTTAATTCCAGACTCTGCTGACGGGACGGATCCGTAACCCTTCCACATTCCCAAGGGTCTCTTTAGGGAGCTAGGAATTGTAATATCTTCCCACCAAGAACCTGTGACGTTTCTGATATCCGACTCATCTTCCATGACCATTGTGCCTTCAACCACCCCAGAATGAGTACCGCCCGTGCCGTTGGCAAAATTAAGCGCGGGTGTCTCCCATTTAGTGTGGATAACCCAGGTTTTTTCAGACTCGGCGCCGGTCGCTTTCGCGGTTAATGGCTGTCGCGTGATGGCATCATATTCAATTTGAGGAATATTAGTTGTTCCAAATAAATTGATAGAAGCACTAATGCTCATAACGTTGTCTTTCGCTGCAAAATTATTCGGATCGCCGCTAACCTTCTTTAATGCTCGCGAGGCGAGGGCAGTCATTCTTGCTTGACCGACACCGTGTTCTAATTGCTCTTCTATATTGCCTTCAAGGCTGGCAATTATTGTGTCTAGAGAAAATCGTGCAGATTCCCCAGGCGCCATCTCAAGAACTTCATGTGGTTTAAAAATCATTCTGCTGACAGCTCGTCCATAGAGATATGGTGGGGCGTGTACAGCGAATGACGGATCTATGGCGTTGAAGAAAGTAGATACATACTTTTCATCTGTATCAGAATACAACAAGCTGCCGCTAGCTCCAATAGATGCGTCAGAAGTAATAGTTCCGGTCACGTGGTATTTAGGTCCATACCCCCAACCAGTAAGAGATCCCCAATCAAGTTGATCATCTGTGCTGGGTCCGCCTGGTGGGCTAATAATTCCGTCAGGGTTAAAGTGCGGATTTGTAAGAATCTCAGCAGAAAAATAGGTCTGCGGCGCCGGCGCGAAGGACCTCCAGTTTGGATTATAATGAGAATTCATAATAAAGTCAGGCGTCTTCTGAAGCACGACATCCATATAATAGGCAGTCCCAGATGTAAATTCTGTGAACTGCGACTGGGGCTTGGAGCGAAATGACGAAAGATTTTTATTCTTAAGAAAGAAGTTTGGAACTTCGGCAGCAAAATTATTAATCGCGAAGCGATAATGGGGCTTGCTGTTCCCCAGCCACTGTGCATAAAAAGATGAAGATCCATAGTACGGCGCTGTTAGATACATCTTTGCACGATCCATAAAGTTGGTTTCTGGATTGTATGATGTGGCTATATGGGCATTGGGATCGATTAAGGCTTCAAAGGGGACTCTCCAATCCGGATCTGATGTAATAACATGGTGTGAGGAAGATGCCCCTATCACCGCACCAAGAGATGCGGAAGGCACTTCCTCGACCCAACCGTTTTCCCAGGTGGATATGTGAGTAAGCTCGGCGGGCGAAGTGTGTATCGGATAGTCAACCGCGATTCCCGACTTAATTGAGTTATACATGATGCCAGGGGCATAAAACGGCTGTAAAAAAGACTGAAGCCTCTCTGCCCTGTATTTGTAATTTGGATCATTACCAACAATATCGGGTCCATAACTTGACGAAGCTGATCCGGAAAGATATGGCGCATAGGATGCTGACATAATGCCGCCGAGTTGAAGGCATCTTTGAACCGGGTAGAATCCGTCATAAGGTAAAAGTTTTTTAACAGCAGAACACTTTAAGCTGATTATTGATGCGTTCGCGAGACTATCGTGTTCTTCTTGAATAACCTCAAAGTCCTTCATGAAGTCACTATGTGAATACTCTTTAAAAAAGTTTTCATTATACGGGCTAACCTCATATAAGGGTTCGTCGGGACCGCCGGTTGCAGAGCTTGTAATAGATGCGCCTGGAAGATTTAGGAAAGCTCTATTTCTTTTATCTTTAAAGCCTCCTTGTTCGAGATAATAATCTATATGATCTGAAATTTTAAATTCTGGTAAAATTGTATGATCTTTAGCCATTGGGCGAATATCGTCTGAATAATCTTCATATGAATCATACCACGGGCTTCTTCCCGCCCAATGGGCAGTTGACCAAACCCCGCTACCCATTCTTGTGCAGGGAGTTTTCTTTAACCACGACGTCTCAGAGGTAGTTGCTACTAATGGATATCCGCCGAGCACTGGACCGCCGGCGCCTGGAGCATGCGCCGCGCCTGGGTCTTGCCATGATATACCGCTCAGATCATAAAAGTCAATACACTGCGAAGCTGTAGCATGACATATAATATTATCGTCATTCATGAAGTGGGTATACCCGTTGGTACCAGCCAAGCCATTTAGTGTATTCAGTTGTGCGGTTGTGAGGCTTCCAAATAGTGTAGCATTCGGATCTCTATTTAGTTCACCCCACGTGCCACCAAATTCATCAGATGACGGTGGAATCAGTGTGACGCTGTTTCCTAGCGAAGAACTACCCACAAAAAAGCCATAGAGGGCAGCGGAGTATCCTACCAAATGATCTTGAGTTCCCAATCCAACATCTAGCGGCCATGTACTAAGCGTTCCAGACCCCAAAACATAATTTGATATAAAACTACTTTCCCAGCCAGTCGCCTGATTAATATCGCTATAGATCGGATAACCCATTGAGTTTAAGGCGCCTTCTCCGCGATTGCGATCATCAAGATTGTCTTTCCAGAACGTTCTATATTCTCCATTCTTTGATTGCGAAATATGAGCAGCCGTCTCCGCATATGCCAGTCTGGCGCGGCTTCCGCTAAGGTATGTGTTCTCAAGTTTCGGATAGACGACTTGTTTATAAATTAAAGATTTAAATCCGATAACTGGATTAGCTGAAGGATCTTCGTCTCCTGATAAATATGTATCCTTAAAGTCGTCATATGTCTGGCGTGGCTGTTCTTTCGGAGACAGCCGATCAACCATCCTCCTGAGTATTGGGTTTGCAAACGTCACAAGATTATTCGCGTATGTGTGACGAACAGTTAATTCTTGTGCTATCCCATCCATAACTGTCTCCACACGGTGAACGAGCGGATAATTTATAGAAACAGGTGATTCTACAAGGTTTGAAATTCGAATTAATTCACGATGCTTCGCGCCCAACTCACCAGTGGTCGGCTGTGCTGTGAGCACTCCCGGCTTTTGATGAACCCCCGTGGTCAATAACATTGAATGGATATTTGATTTCTTATGCTCGCGAATAATCGGGTGATTGCCGCCACGGATCTGTTTCCAGCTTGGGTATCCATAAGGACCGTTGCGGTGGAGGTTGATACCATTTAAAATAGCTGCAATACCGGGGAACCCTGTCGTCGTTTCGCTTTCATCGCCGTGTTCCAGTGAATAACCATCACCACGAATAAAGGCTTGGTTAGGATAATTTGATTGAATTACATCGTAAGTGAGGCTAATATTGGCAGATGTTAGAGAGGGATATCCTAATATATTATTACTTGACGAAACTGGCTCATAAATATTTGTGTTTAAGCCCGCAAAATCTAAAGGTAAAAACTCTTTAATGTCTGAATTATGATGATAAGCGTCGTGACCCCAATACCTCTTGCCGGTTGCCTGCCAAGTATACGATCCGAATGCGCTCGCAGTCACAAACGAAGCCGTTGTTAATAATTCACAGCCCTCGGTATGATCTGCCGAAGCTGTAATCCAAGCATAGCCAAAATCATTAGCTGGGATTGGATGCTGGATATAATAATTGTCAAAGCGTTGTCCGCAATACGTGCCAATATCGTTGGCAGCTAAGAAATTATCCGTGTTAACGGACGGGCTCCCGTTGTGACTATCCAGGTGGAGAGAATTGCCTATAGGTGCCACGTCGTCAATATCGGTTGCGTGATTGAATTGCCACCAAGCATGGAGCTTGTTTGTATCCTCATCGGCTGATACATAGCTTAAACGAGTCAAGTCGCCGGGTCCAGAAGAATCATAACCTGGAAGGCGAAAAATATCTTTTACTTGTGCATCGGTAAGGATGTCGTTCCACAGGGATATATCTTGAATGTAACCGGCAAAGGGGCTGGTGGTGTTGCCCTTGTAGTATGTCCCGACGCATATATCCCCGAAATCCGTCTGGTACGCGCCAGACCAATCCGTATCTTGTGCAACAGAAACAGATACCTGTTCTCCATCGATCCAAAACTTTGGAAAATACTTATTTGTTGGAGACATCGTAGCATAATCAAGCGATGTAGTCCTCCATTCTTGGGTCTCTCCCTGGTCCAAGGCAAAGACAACATGATGCCAACGATCATTTTGAATCGAGTCAACAGGAGTGTTAAACCAAGTCCAAGACGAAGCTTGTTTGACTCTAAATCTAATATAACTATCCGATACGGTGGCGATCCCATCGTTGGAATTAAAAGAGATTAGCTGCGCCGTTGCAGATCCGCCCGATGGCAAGTAGAACCAAATGCTGACTGTCATTTTATTAAGATCGTCAACATTTGTATTGTCCCGATAAAATTGGTCAGCGGTGGAGCCACCAAAATAAACTGAATTGGATCGATAAGCCGTGGTCGCTCCGGTATGTTTAGTCCTATAGTCTGTATTGCGATGTGTCTTGTGGAAAGATGCAGTCGCGGCTGTGGTAACGTCTGTCGCGCCAAGGGCAGAACCCGAGAATGAGCCATACTTACCAGTGTGCGCTGTCAGGAGGGCATTGGTCGGGAAGCGGACCTGGCGGTTTCTCCAAGGCAGGGCGTTGTATACAGAGTATTTATTGGCGGCTTTATCGATGCCAAATCCACCGAATGCATCGCCTGCTGTAGATGGATCACCTGGGGCGGAGAATCGCTCTGTGATTTTATTCTTTGACAAATAAGGATTGAATTGTGATGTCGTGTATGGTGGAAGCAGAGCCGTGCTAGAATCTAAAAGAGCCTTACCAACAGCTAATAGTTTCGGGGTGTCCGATATATCAGAAATAACCAAGCTTGCGCTTGGATAGTTTATCGTATAAAATCCATCGGAACCTGTGGCAGCTTGCATTTTCGCCAAGAACGTGCCGCCATCATTTTGAGTGTTTAGAATTTGTATCTCATTCTCATAGTTACCCAGGGCGCTTTGAGACAGGGCAGAATCGGTCGTTGTGAGAATGTTTCTAATATTGACTGGGCGTTTTGCAACTCCGTCGCGATAGAATCGATTAAAGGGCTGATCGGAGTGTTTGGTTCCAGGTGAGGCATAATCTCCTGGTATCACAAAAAAACCAACGTCCTTGAGCCCCGAGACCTTAAAGTTTTCTGTTCTGGTCACACTGGTGTGCGTCGTGTCGCTTATATCTTGATGGCGGTGTGCCATGCCTCCAACGTGACGCTCGGTAAACGGACCCTGCATCGGTCTTTCGTTTGTGTCACCATAACTATCATCGTGAAGATTTACAATATCAATTCCAGTCTCAGCTAGAGAACTGTTTGTTGTTACCGATGAACTTACAAAATTGAATGGTGCAAAGTGGGCGCCCTTCTCAGGCACAGGACCGGAGCCGAAGCCTCCGCCGGGATCAATCGCGAATGAATGAAATTCTTTTTTAGACGGATTAATAACGTCGTCGCAATCAAGTAGATCGTCAGTGTATCCCGGCGCCAAAGAAATATAAGCGCCCATTGGGCTAGCTAAAACAGCCCAATGTTTAGTCAGCTCGCGGCGTTTGTTCGCGTGGTAATTAATACCACCGTGGATCTGAATTGTTTCTTCTGATTCTAACTTATAAGGTTTTGAAAAGCTTCGCAGCGCATAAGTTGATCCCTTATATTGAGTTCGGGCTGCTAAGTTTGCTCCGTCCTGAGCGAGATTAAATTCAGCCGCATTTGGAAAACCGCTGTTGGGGTAGTTGGTCGGATCAGTATATTCACCTGTCGCGAGGATTTTGTTTGTGGTCACATCCGACGTTAAGATTCTACGCAAGACATTTCTATCTGTGTCGGTCTGATTGCCAGCAGTAAAAGAGGCAGAAGCTTCGGAGCGGTCTTTCCACCAGAGACAGTTCTTGTTCTCAATGAGTGTGGGCGGCTTAGGTCCTGCCCAGAAAACATCTGAAGAAAACGAACTAATACCGCTCACAGTTCCGTGACGATTATTTCCACTAGAATCTTTAATTCCACTAGCACCTGTGTCATCTCCATCGCCCAGCTTCCAATATGCAGCCAGTGTTCCAATACCTTCCGCTGCGATGTCCACAGGATAACCATTATTATATAGCAGTGATGCTTGTGCTGCGGTGAGCGCCTCATTAAACATTGCCAGTTCATCTATGTGCCCATCAAAATAATCGCCTGCGTATCCGCCAAGGCGCCCAACTTGAAACTCGTTTGTTGTGTTGTGCATCGCAACATAACTACCGTGAGACGCACCTTGAACATTCTGAACACCGTCTGTTGATCCGGCTGGGTTAAGACCGCCCCAAAGCACCCCATCAATGTAAATTGATATATCTGAAGAACTATCGGCGGTGCCATCATATACAAACGTTAGGTGGTGCCAAGAATCTTCTGTCACCAGTGTTTTAAATGCTGCCTTTGTAATACATTTAGAAAGCCAGAATGTCCCGGTGAAGTCTCTGACAACAAAATATAGTCCTTGACCGCCACCGGTGGCAGGGCTGCTACCCCATGCGATTCTATACTCAGAGTTTTTACCCATAATAAAAGAAGGCATATTAGCTGTGTCTAAGTCATCAAACTTAATCCAGCAAGAAATTGAAAATGGCGAATCGTCTGACTCATCTCCGAACGTCCAATGATCCTGATCTCCGAAGTCAATATAGTGAGAAGAGCCGCTGACAAATTCTATAGATTTAGACGTCGCGTATGGATAGGCGGTATATGATGGATGCCCGTGTTCCCAGTCATAACTAAGTTCATTGATCCCTTTGAGCCGACCGACAATTGGCTTTGCCTTCATCTCAAGTGTTGGAAATTTGTTCCAATATTTATTCCTTTCAAGGATGTGACTCTCAACCATGGTTTTAACGCCGGTTGAGAAATTAGCAGACATCGGTACCAATTGCATGAGCATATCAGTAAGTGAGCCATCAATCCATTTATAAAAGTTAACAAACCTGTTAAAGTCAGGTGTATTACCAACTTTTCTAAAGAAAGCTTCTCTCAGCTTTCCTAAAGATTTATATTCCTGGCGGTATCTGTTAACCGGCTCGCCAACGAGATTATTAAATTCAACCGCTGTAGCGAAGATCTTCAGCATCTCTTCCGAGATTGTCTGGTACATGCTTTTTTCAATCGCAAAATAGTGATTGATTGGCTTACTGTCTCTGGTGAAATAATTATCATCAGTGTCAAGAATACTAATCATATCTTCGCCAGAAGAGACCTCTGGCAAGTTAGTCTTTACTACACTCAAATAGTTGGAATCAACAAGGTTTGTAGTATCCTCCGGCAAGAACCAATCGCCGCGACCTGTATAGTGATATTTATATCGGGAGGGGACTTCCCATTTATCATCCGAGCCGGAAGAGTAATCAAGAACTTCGAATGAACCTTCCCAGGCAGAGCCGCCATAATGGTCTTGTAAATAAGCTCCGTTCGTTGAGCCAGTAACGTCCTCAAAAGTCCAATTTAACAATAAGGTTTCAAATTGAGGTATGGCATCAATGTCCGTGCCCGGTGTAGTGTCCTGGCTGAACAGATAAGAATTTTTATATGCGTGGGTGCGACCATAGTTTGTCGGATCCTTGGCGTGGGTAGATAGATCAAAATCGGTTAGATAATCGTCCCAGACACGGACTGAGCCAACTTTAATATCTGTTTTTATATCTAAACTACCAGAGAAATTTTCGCGGTGCGCGCCAGCATACACTCTCTTGTTGGCGTTCATAAAATAAGTGCCATCTCTGGCTGGGATTGATGCTGACACAGAAAACGAATTCTGCATTTGATCTAGCAGCGGATTATATCCTTGGAATTCCATTATCCAGCTGCCGCTTACCGTAGACGACCCGCCACTGACCCACTTACCCTCTAGTGGAGATTCTGGATATACCTTGACCGCAAAAAGCCAGCGTTCATTCTCATATACTTCTTGAAATAAATCTGACGTAAGTGTTGGGATACTCCCGTTACTCGATGTAAGCATAAATCTAACATCTTTAGAATCCTCAATGTCCCTAAGAGCGTGAACCTGAAAAGACGCTGAATCTCGGGTCGCCCACGCAAAATTTTCTGGTGTGCTTACTGTCGGCTGTGCAGTATGGCAGCCAAATATGGAGCTGGTCAGATCCGGATAACTATACCACAGGTTAGACGGATGTGTCCTTTCAAACTTGTGTGGGAATATAACATCAGCTTCAAATGTCATGGCTGAGCCTGTCGCACCAGCAGTGTCGGCGAGCGTCGGGTTCATGCCGGGTATATAACTTATTGAGTTTGAAGTGGAAAATGACGCGGACTGATATATCGTTGAGCGGTTTCGGTCAGCATCGTTAAAGTCAATATATTTGTCCTTGACAGACGTGGAGCGATAATCTGAGTCACTAAAAGAGTATGTTGCACCATCGATATACAAATTAATTTTTATTAATTCGTCATCAACGCCATAACATCGGATTAAGTTTCTAAACGATTTTTCAGTACCCTTTGACTTATAAATGTATGATAAGTTGTTGTGAATATTCTGATATATCGTATTCTTAATATCATAGAGCTTCTGATCAAATTCTTCTATATCGTCGCGATTACCAAGAATAGCCAACTCATCTGCCATCGCAAATATTTCTGGCGCACCCATTCCAAGGTCTTCTATTAAATTTCTCGCGAATGGTACAGGGCTGTTGCTATATTTCAATACATCTGTCTGATGCTCTGTCCATTCGTTTGGATTGTGTAGGGTCAGTTCTTCGTATGGATATTGATTCTTAGTGATGGAAGGAAGTGCCTGGATCTGTAAGAAAGTTGTATCAAGGTAGCTTGCAATAATCTGAGTTAATTTTTTAAGTTGTTCTCCTCCCTCATCTTGATCTTCAGATGTAATCCACTCTGGCATTGTATGATATAACGCCATATTATTTTGAAGATCCCATTCTTCTCCTCTTTCCGTCAACACTGTATAGAGCGAGGAAACATCTGGATGAGAGGAATAAATAATTGGATCTTTAAATTCGGTAGTAGAGGCTGACGATTCAATTATTGCGGAAGAAGTTTCGCCGGCGACTCGCGAGGAGCCAGCTATATAACCAGTCCAGATACCATTAGAAATTCTTCCGGAGTAGTCTAACACAGACGAGTCAACTATTGCGTTTCCTACATTGCCCTCGTTAAACTTATAATAAACGCCTAAATCAACCGGCTGGGCTGAGCCTGAGAACTTTGAACCATCAGTGTTAGATCCCCCACCGATTTGAGTGTTCCAAAATCGCTTGATTTCTTGAGGTGTCCGCGCAGTTTTCCAATATCTGAATTCGTCCAGTGAGCCAGAGATTTTACCAAAGCCATCGCTGTGCTCGGCAGCGACGGCGGTAGTAACCTCAGAAGGCGCGATGCCTGGAATTCTAGCGGCGCCGAGGTTAGCTATCATAGAGCCCGTCACGGAACCAAGAGACATCGGAGGAGTAAAGAATCCTCCTCCTCCGTATATACTAAGACTGGTGCCCTTAGAACTCCATTGCCCGTCTAAAAAGTCATTCCATTCAATCGTGACCTGACCCACGGAGCCATATGGCACAACCTTCGCGGTGATAGCGAGGTGGTGCCAGTTGCCATCTGCAACGGCAGCTGTCGTCTCTGAACTAAGCTGAAAAGCCGAATAATAAGAGCCACTATGCCATCGGGCGTACATGCCAGACGCATCTGTATACGCCAGCATACGTCCATATGAATCACTGGCGCCGGTTCCGCTTTGCCCGTTCCACAAATCAAATATAACCTGCCTTGAGGTTTTGCTAGCTAATTCAACCTGTTCCGGGGCGGTGGCTGAATATTTAAACCAAAATTCGATTGTAACACCGCTGTTTACATCAAGAGCTAAATTTGATTCCCTATTAATTCCTGTGGTGGCATCATATAGGTTAGCCTTGCCATCATAAGGGGCTGGAAACTGTCGCGATAGTTTTAAAGAGCCGCTGGATGGGTCTGGGTGAGGTCCGCCTTTAACCTGGATATATTCCACAGAATCAGGATATCCGAAGTTGGAGACTTCAGCGCCTACGCGAGATCCCCATTCTAAAGGCGAAAATACAGCATAGCCACAAGTTCTTGGGTATTCATGATTAAATATATATAAATCATAAAAGTTTGAACTGTTCAGCCAGCTTATTTTTTCACTCAGAGATCCGTCATACGGATACGTGTTATAAATCCTCTGTATCGCGTCGGCTGAATATTCTTTTGCAGAACCAAATTTTGCAAAATTGCTTGCAGTCGCAAAATTAACGGGGGGCAGGAATCTTTCTTTCTTTGCGAGATAATTGTCGATATAATCCGATGACTCCACGGGCGTAGCGCTGCCCGTGATATCAGAGATGCTCTTTTGCGACATCACCTTTTGCTTTTCTGAAAAAAGATTTTTTATTGACATTTTACTTTTCTACTCTGAACTTGAAAACTTCCGGTTGTTCAACATATTTTCCATTCAAGTGATAAGCAAAGCTTAAACCGTAAGCAAAATCACTTTCTAAAAGATCCATATCTAGATCAAAATAACTCCCACTTTGGTCGTATGAGACTTTAGTGTGGTTTGTACTTCCTGTTCCATATGGGATTACCTCTAGGTTATCAGATAATCTAAAAATTTTAAAGTATGCTGATTCAATAATCGAACTATCTAGTGTCTTTGTCGCCTTTGTATAAATAGTTGGCGACCAGTTTTGTTCACGAATGAAAAGTCTAAAACGAGCAGTCTCTTGATTAGAATAGGCTGCTTTTAAATTGACCATAGACGTCACGTATTTTGGATTTGGATTCTCTGCCATCGCCCTAAAAGATTTGACCGTTATTGCAGATCCAGTGTGGAACTCGGTAGAGCCTGTTGACCAAACGTCGTAAAGCGCTGACGCGCTAGTATCTATACTGAAGGATGCTGTATATACGCCCGTGGTGTCACTCAAGCCCCCAGTTACCTCTTGGGGAACGTTATCGGTCAAAGAATCGCGATAAAGTTTTAAAGCTATAGTCTTACTAGCGTGCAGCCCAGGTATGTCTTTCAGTTGTCCTCTGGACCAATTATAAAGAAACAACGTATTATTGTTGTCCCCCGAAGGCACCATATTACTGCTAGCATATAGGTTAGAGCGATCGTCTTTCTTAGAATCGTCCCAGCGAGCCTCAATACGTGGGCGCTTATAAAAGTATTCGCTTGTCCTCGTATAGAATTTTTTAGTGTAGAAGGATGCACTCAGATTGTCTGTCCCATATGCGCCAGACATCATTACACCAACTCCATAGTTGGCTTTTGTTCCGGCGATCCATTGCTCTACAAGTTCCGATATATCAATCTCAAGGTCTTCAGTGCCATCGTCGCCAATGTCCATAGCATACATTGTTTTAATGTTGCTTGTATTTGTTGCGGCGTCGGCGGCGGCTAAAGCAACACTCTCCGAGTGAAACGTTCCGCCACCCGATCCCCAGGACTCTATAGAACTAGCTGTGAGCCAGTTTGAAACCCCAGCGTCCTGATAACCCTCCATATCAAGCCCGTAACCCTCATCCCAACTTTGCGAGACCGGTAAAACACTCAGCGTGTAATTGACGGGTAGTGTGTTTGGGTGTACTGCATTAGACAGTCGTATATAAAAATTGACTGAACCGGAAGCCGGGACGTCGCCGGCGGCTCGGTCGGTGATGATATCGCTAATTGGAAACTTTATTAAGGCGCGGGAGTTTTCCAAAGACGCACCCTCGGCACTACCTGATCTTTGTGCCCATATAGTAAACACCTCCATAGAATCGGACGCTCCCATGTTGGCGCCGGTGGCGCGAGAACTTAGATTCGCCTCATATCCGTTTGTTATAGTATTGTCTGCATCTGCCACATATCTCTTAATAGCCATTATTTAACAACTCCCTTGATGTCAATCGTCGGAAATTTGATCTCCCAGATCATATCTTCTGGAAGCTTAATCATTCTTCCATCCGCAGATGTGCTACGATCAACATCAAAATTTAAATCAGAATAGGCGCCACCAGATGCTTGTCTCACCTGAACGTCTATAACATCAACCACCCCTTGAACGGATTTAAGAATGTCCCTTATATCTGTGATATAAAAAGGTTCAGATACATCTGGGATAGAAGCATAATGATAAGCCAACATATTCTTAGCCTTGGACAGTATCTCATAGCGGTTCTGATCAACAGCACCCAAGACACTGAATTCTATAGATAAATTTAATATTCTAGCATCTAATATATCAATTGTATCGTTGATCATTTTGTTCTTGCCAAGCCAGACCTTAAGATTACTTTTGATACTATCATTAGTGCGAACGAGCTGTCCTCCGCGATCTTCTGATATTATGTGCAAATTGAGGTTTCTTTTAAGAGCGTTGTGATCTCTTAAAATATTACATCTCTTGACTGCTCCAAATTTAACAGGCATTGAGTATACCGTAGAGATATAATCCTGTTTTGTGACGGCGCGGTTTTGCCTAGCATATGTATCTTTTGCGCGGCGCTTGATCTCCTCCACGGTGCGGGATTCTGTATCGCCAATGATCGGCTCTTCGTTAGTAACTTCAATATCTCGTATTATATATCCCACCGTCGTATTACTAAGCTGCGCCATATTTTTAAATTGTAAGATCGGATTAATGACCTCAGTTACGGTATCTACGGCAGCATTAACATCACCGGAGGAGTTGGTCCGGTAAGTAATTGATAAAGTCGTGTTTGCGGGAGCGACTCCAAATTTGTCAGTATCTAATAATTTAGATGGATCAAAAGATTCATCAGATGTATATTCCTTTCCCCACTGTTGCAGGGCGATAGAGGATGGTTCTGCAACGCTCTCTGTAATCAGTTCTGAATCTGAGCCGTATCCGAATTGTATATATGTCCGATCATTAGATTGTTCAACAACATATCTTCTCGGAACAATAAATGGCTTTAAGAGGTGTTGGGTCTGCCCATCTGCGCCAGAGTAATCTGGATTTTTAACAGCTTTATACACGACGTTTTGCGAAAGATAATCAACTTCGTAATATGCATGTCCTTCACTGTCTATCACGCTAGTGATCTCCGCGACGTCGGTGGCGTTGAGTTCAATCCTCCTGAATCTTTTAAATTCGCCTAAATCAACAGAAGTTACAGCCATTATACCAGACATTAACTGTCCGTGAGCTTTAACGGCAAACCACGTTGGCAGTCCAGTGTCCTCATCGGCGCGAGCGACAACGATCTCATTGTTCTTATGTGCAATATCGACATCTTCATTTAAGATATATTCGTTTCCAGCAGTAGAAGAAAACGTGCTGCCCCTTTTGAGAATCGGCATATATTTTTCATCCGGCGTGCCAACTGTAGATGCTGGCACTAAAACATAATAAGTACCAATCCCATATGCAGTTGGATTCGCACGATGCTGGTACCCTAAGCGGTGGGCGTGACTGATTACATTATTATATTCAATTGATGTGTCAATAAAAGATTCGTTTGCCTGATAGTCCATATAAAAGGATAGCATATCGCCCACATACGAAACCGTATCAACCATCAATGCGCCAAATGAAGCCTCATTGAAATCGCGAAAGGTAGTCGGATAATACCTTTTTGCGTACTCGATAAGTTCCTCTTTAATTGAATTAAAGTCTCTGGCGGTGTATTTTACGGGAACGATTTTTTTATATTTCTTAGGCATCTCTATTTTCCTCTAATAATAAGTAGAACAACACCATTAAACTGCGAATTCTAAGTCTAAAGTTCCAGTTTCGTCTAAGGGTACGATAAAGAAAAACAATCTCATCTGTAACATATTCAAGTTCGCAAATTCATTTTCTTGCCCAGATACGTGACCGTCGCTGATTGTCCACAATCCATCCGGACCAAAAAAATGTATATCGCTGATAATGATATATGGCATATAGATACTAACTTGTTGCATAATCTTTGATTGTATCGCGCCATATGTAGACGGTCCATGATCTTCAAATAAAAATCTTTTCATGCCAACGCCAAATTCTGGAATCATCATTCTTTCACCGGGCACAGTTAGGAGAAGGTTTTTTAAATTTTGTCGCGTTGATTCTAAATATGTTTTTGTCAGCGCGTAGCCATCGCTGACGTCTTTACTAATCGGTAACTTTGGTGATATGCCAGCCATCTATTTGTCTCTCCTATTCATCTTCGCATGCTTCCTCTGAAGAATCATTTATATTTTTTTGTTTATTAGCATTAGCTTCATTTTGTTTTTTATCCCCCGATAATTGCGGCAAGCTATACGCAATCATACCCCAAGAGGTTAGGGGAGGTCCCCAGCCGACGAAAGGAAAGACGGGGAATGGCACGGTCACAGGCCACAAGAGGGGAACAGATGACCAATCTTTTTTAATCGGCACCCCAGAATCAACCAATTTACTCACAAGCCCGTAGTGTGGATCGGTCTGTTCTGCCACTCCTCTGATTAAGACAGGCACTGCTCGCAAAGCCATACTCAACAGATCTGCCTTGGGACCACTCTTCGGGTTCGTAGACTGATTGTTGAGATAAGTATTCAAGAGACCAGCATTGCCACCCATCTCCTTAAGATTTTCGTCTTTTCGTTCCCACCAAGCGTTCTTCGTGTCTGGCGACAAGGTATAAAACAAGGTGCGACACGCTTCCTTGGTACTATTAAAAATATTGTTTGTCTCCGGCTTTGAAAGCGCAATTGAATTGGCGCTATAAATAGTCACAAGTGTTGCAATCCTGGGTAAAGGAAATATATACTCAAACAAAAGTTTGTACTCTTCTGATTCTATTAATTGTTGTCTTAGCTTCGCAAATGGACTGTCAGGATTCTTGGATATGTCGGAATTTGAGTCAAACCCTCCAAGGTGATCTTTTATTAAGTCAGAGCCTCCAACGGACGATTCCACGGATAACAATGGAAATGTATATACCGGACGGCTAAGCTTCTTTATTTTGTGCTTCTCTGGATTGAGGATGTTTCTGACGACGACGTTCTCTTGAAGAAGAAACGCTTTCTCTTTTCGCACAGTTTCAATGTTTTGTTCCAGTTTAAAAGCTTTTTCAAATGATTGTTCCAGAGCGACTAATTCTTTAGTCTTCGGAGATTGTTCTGTGGTTATAGTAAATCCATCGCTGGACGGTGGCGTGCCTGTGGTATTCCAAATCTTTGTACCCTCCGTTGATAAGCCAAGCTTATTCATGGGCGGTACCCAGATTAATCGCAAGCCGTATTTCCATGGTTTAAAGAACTGAGAAATCTTTGCGTCAGCCCATGTAGATAAGGTAGGCGGATTAGCCTCAAAAACAGACTTTATTTCTTTAAGAAGTTCGGTCCAGGCTGTGGTGTTAACAACTCCAGACGTATGTGGAGAATTTAAGATGTTCTCAACGTCCCCCTCTGGACCCCCCGCCCTCTTTCTTAAAATATCAGATAGTGTCGGGTCGGCTGTGGCATCTGGAGTGTTGAGATCTTGAATGCGAATATATTTTTCAATAAAGAACGTTCCACTCTCTTTCATCAGATCTGGATAATTAAGTTCAATCGTCTCCATAGTTTTATCGGGTCTGAGAAAACGGTTTCCGCCTTGTTTTATCCCGTTGACGGAAATTTCTAAATCTTTTCCACCATATGTATGATTCTCCGGAACATCAATCGTTCTGATCCAGCCGCCAGGGTCAGCGGTTACAAACAATGGCATGCCGGGTTCGGTGGTTTCAGAGTTTCCAGCAGGGGGATCTGTAAATCTTCTGTTAATAGAATTTTTCTTCTTACCCAACTTCTGCCCAAATTTATACATTAAATCCGGCAGTTGCTCCATCGCCAAATATTTTAATGCCTCTTCTCCATATTCATAAAGCGGGTTGTCTTCATTTAGGAGTGCATCCATATCTATAACGCCGAGTGGGTCCTCAAGCTCTTTGTCCGACGATTGTGCATGGACCATATCTTTCGCGACTGAACATAAGTCTCTATAAAAGTTTGGGTTGAAATCGCCTAGGCGGGTTCTCATATTATGAGATATAAAATCGAGAAACAATTTGTCGGTTGCGAGGGTTTCTGCATCCCACTCTGAATAACAAAAAATAGATTTAAGTAGTGTTTCCAACATAAACACCCTAACTGTTGTCTTTACAACGCTTCCACGGGTTTCTTCCTCAAATACGCTTGTCGTAGCCTCGTCCTTGCCCAGTGGTTCACATTTTTTCTCATAACTATCCTTGAGGTCTTCGGCGAGGTTATAAAGATCAAGCAAATCGCTTTCGGATAATTCTGATGGTGGGCACGCTGATGTTTCAGATGATCTTGAATCCGGAAGTAGGTTGACCCTTTCAAGCTCTCTAATTTTAAATAAGGGGGAGTGCGAAACCTGTTTAGCAGTTTTCCTAACAAAGTCAAGGAAAACCTTTGTATAAACATCGTCAGCCAAATCATCTAAAAATCCGCTGTCTTCAGAAGGCTGCATATTGTGCGCAGAGAGTTTAGAATGAACAAAACTTGCAAATGCATCGGCGGGAGATGTTCTTTCTGATGGATCCCAGGCGTCAGTCGATGATATTTCTACGTCAGGTGACAAGGATGATAAACGAGATGCTAATTCTACTGATTCATGAGAGGAGTTTGCAATGGACAAAGAAAAATTGTCATTGTACCCAGTTGCTTTAACATCAGCATAGGGTATCTTGTATGTCAAGCTCTTAATACCTGAAATGGTTTTTAACTTCGGAGTAGACTCTCCTTGTGCCATCGCCTGTATGATTTTTTTGGTGTTTGCGATGGAGCCGACTAAATCCGACGAGCCAAGAAGTTTGTCTTTTGAATCTGTCAACTTACTTGGAACTGGAATTCCCTCGTCAGTAAATTCTTCTATGGACTCCTCAATAGAACTTAGCTTATTTTGTTGTTCTTTTAATTGTTTTTCATATGTCGTAATAACTGGATTTTTCGCGGATTGAATGGTCGTTGCCTGTACGGCAGACGCCTCAAAGTCAATGGACCATGGGATGGAATCTGTGTTGCGAGAGAATGTATCTTTTTTGCGAAGCATCGTTTTAAGAAGCGGGGCAACCTTATAATCTGTCGTTGCGTTTTTGGCATTTTCAAGATCAATTCTTGGTTGCTCCCAACCTTTATATGGGCTCTTGTCTTTAATGTCGCCCTTGGCTGGTATATACGCTGGGTCTCCTGGCTGAAGTTTTCTGGATTCTTTCGTCGTCATAAGATTTGAAAACGAAGAAACGTCGCGACCGTAAGCCATCTTGATTGACGTAAAGAGCCCATCAATGACCATTTCATTGGCTTTTGTAAGTGCCGGGATATTCTGAAGAGGTCCATCCGGACAGCCGAGCGTTTGGTTAAAATCAGCTAATTGTCCGTCATTGTCAATGAGATCTTTTAACTTTTTAGCTAAGTCGCGAAGGCGATCTTTTTCTGCACGGTCTTGGTCGCGCGCGCGGTCGCCTGACAGGCGATCACCATATTCTCCGATTGAAAATTCATCGTCACAAAGTAAACCAGTTAGAGATGGATCAAATCCAAGAAGTGGCTTACGACCTAGGTCAATGACATCCTGTCCAACTAAGTCCCCCACTATGGAAAATAAATTTTCAACATCGGAGGAATTTTGTAACGCATCTGCGACCTCTGGAAGTTTGTGAGAAACAACAGATTGAACATGTTGCTTGACTGATTCTGACGCTTTGCCCTCCAAAAGATCTGCCGCCTCCTGCCCAGTTAAAGACCCAAGAATTTCCTCCATGAACTTTTCTATTGCGCCTGGAGAAAGCGAGGCGCCGAGTTTGTCAAAAGCGTCCAACATAGCGTCTAGCGGAATATGGTTTTTGAGGCGCCCAAAGTCTGGCATCTTCCCCTTCATGAGATCGTCCAACATGGACTTCAATTCTTTTAATATGGGTTTTACCATTCCCATTAGCGCAGATGTAAGAGCCTCTTCTACGGCGGCTTCCAGTTCGGGAACAACAGATGCCATCGGATCAGATGTTGAAAAATCATCTGGAAGATCCAACGTGGGATTTTTAGGCGGCTTTCGCGGCTTTTTATCAGAGAACTCTAACTCATCCGATATCGTAGATATAATCCCCGCCGTCTCCTTTATTTCATCAGGTACCATGCCCTCAATTGTATCTCTTACAAAATCAGTAGCTTCGTCGATACCCTCGTTGAGCATCTTTTTAATCATGCCCTTTTTCTGTTCAATTAATTTGTCAAGCTGCTTTTCAAGCTTGCCGACCGGACCTTTAAGTTGTTTTCTATATTTCGGAGGAAGCTCTTTTAATAATGCGCCGCCGGATCCCTTCACCGAGCCGTCAATATCAACATCAATGCCCAGCATATTTTGTTGAGCTTTCGCGACCTTGGTTGGTGAAATTGTACTCTGTTTATTGGCGGCGCCGAGTTGCTTGGGGCTCTTATAAACCGCGTTGGTTCCGCTTGGTGTTTTAGCCATATCTAACGGACCAGGCTCCGTCGCCATTTCAACTTTTAAAGCTTTTAAAGGATCGGATTTAGACTTGGGCTTTTTAGACTTATCTTTTTGCTCCTGGGTTATTATATCAACATCGCCAATATCTAAACCAGCTTCCTTCCCTTTTTCTTTAAGCTCATCAATCTCAGCCTGTACCAATTTCTTAGCTTTTTCATATAGTTTAGGGTCGATGGATTTGATTTTAGCCAATATCTCATCAATTTTTTCCATAGGAATCAGTTCGAGCGCAGCCTCAAATTGAAGGTTTTGTAAATCACCGAATGGGAGAACTTCACTTAGCAAAGAAAGTACGAGCTTCGCTAGCGCTTCAATGCTATACTTGTTGAGGAGCTGATCATAGACATCATCTAGATTTACAATCTTGCTTAAAATATGTTCAATATCTTCAAAAAGGTTATCGCCAACAGCTTCAGAAGTCTTCGCTCGGTCTTTACTGGCTGCTATTTTACGTTCAGGTTTTCTTAGCTCCTTAGATTCCTTCTTTAACTCGCTAGAGGTCTTTGCCTCGCCGGGTGGCTTTTTATATCTCTTTTGTTCCCTCTTCTTTTCCGCCTTCTGTGCTGTTCCTTTTGACGATGGCTTTGCTGCACTAGGTTGGCTTGATGGTAAAATTCTTGGAATTGGATAAGTAAATGCCTGAACAAAACCAGACCAAGTTAGCTCGCGAGTTTTATTTTTCTTCTTCTTCTCCTCATGAGTTACCGGCAACTTATTTTTCTTAATCGCAAGCACCATGGCATCTAAATAATATAGATACGCCATTGTTCTACTAATGACAACAGGTTCAATATGTGAGAAGCCAAAGCCGTTGGGATGTAATTGTAAATATAAAGAAACATTATCTGCGTTTATAACATCAGGAGAAACAAGTCCAATGTCCAGGGGGAAAGACTTTTTGTCATCGACGTTCAAATAAACCCACTCTACATTGAATTCTTTCCCTAGCCCAACTTCAACAGTCATTTCTTTCTTAAGATTTGATGTTGGATATCCGTTTATGGTCAATAGGCGATCAAAAGCTGCGGGCAATTCCCTTAAACGTCGGGCTTCTGACTTTAAATCAAGATATTGAACCTCAATGCCAGAAGACTCAATTTCTTCGGCGTATGTTTCCATCTTTTTAGCCACTGTTTCTATTTTATTTTTAAACGGGCTAACGGCAAAGTGAAATGAGCGTAAGTTTTCAATATCGTTAGCTTCTGAAGCGCGAGCGAGATTGACTTCTTTTTCATTAATTGCCTCAAAATACTTTGCCGGAAAACATACCAGAAATCTCATAAACGAGCCTGGTCTTTTGTCCAAATAAAATCCCTTTGCACCAGTCGGTATATATGCCCCCTTAAACGCTCCTAATATCTTTTTTATTGCTTCATCGTCACTAATCTTATTATAATAATAAAGTAGCTTCCGCACGCCGGCTTCAAGGATATGAGTTCTAGCTCCGTCAAAAGAATCATACTTCGCAGTCAATTCATCTTCGGTCTGATAAGGAAGCTCAATCAACGCCTGGTATTCAGCCTCTCTCTCATTATAAAAACAAGAGTGCCCTACCGGATTAATCTTTTTCCAATCAAGGGGCGAGGCGTCTGGGTCTATCTTAAATGAGCACACGTGTGGCAATGACGGCGCAACACCATCTAATTTATTCAGATAAGATCCGTGGCAATATAAAGAACCTACTCTGTCTTTAAAATTTGCAGCTAGTTTCTTTTTGGTATGAGGATCTGCAACATCAGAATCTAAGATTTCTATCTTGTGCCATAAACAATCTTCCCCCAAAAATTCATTAATAACTCTTACATGCGCGCCCTTTGGTAATCGTCCAAGAATTTTATCTTTCAGAGAAGGACCGGAACGGATTCGCAGTGGGTCTTTTTTCGTCATGACCCTGTGTGTCTCCCCTAAAAACACGTCTTCAGATTTAGTTTTTGAAGGATCCTCGGACGGCACCTTCTTTGGGGGAGTTTTAGGCTCTGGTTCCGGCTCTGGTTCTGGTTCCGGCTCTGGTTCTGGTTCCGGCTCAGGCTCCGGCTCGGGTTCCGGCTCAGGCTCCGGCTCGGGTTCCGGCTCAGGCTCCGGCTCAGGCTCCGGCTCGGGTTCTGGTTCCGGCTCGGGTTCTTCCTTTGGGTCGGGCTTTGGTTCTGGCTTTGGCTCGGGTTCTGGTTCTGGCTCTGGCTCTGGGGCGGGAGTCAGCACTCCTTCGGAAATAAGCAGGCTTTGTAACGCGGCGGCTTTGATACTAAACTTATATTTAGTATACACCTTCCCACCGGTGGCAAAACCATTATCGATCTCCTTAAGTCCGAATATATATTTTTTACTGTCACCTAAAATACCAGAAGGCTTATCTACGTCAATAGAACCAATCTTTTCTTCTAAGACGGGTTGATTGATAGTGCCACCGGCAGTGATCACATCACTAGTTATAGCTTTTAATATGCCTTGGACAAGGGCGCCTTCTATCATCTTCTTAAATCGAACCGATTCTTCGTCCGTGGCGGGCGCAGTGCCCTTTCCTGTAACTTTAAAGTTCTGTGGCGATGCCATTTAGTATCCCTCAGTTGACGTTATTAAAACGACTATTAATATATTTTTTTCCGCTCTGGTTTAAGTAGGTTCGTTTGAAACTTCCTAAATTAGCTTTATGTGCCACGAGGGATTGTTTTACTTTTGTCAACAGATGAACCTGGGTTTGTATCCCTGTTATCTGAACCGGTATTGATGGTGCTGTTGGTTCAACAAAAAACGGGGACGGATGCCAATGATCCATAAGAACATTATTAAATTCCATCTGAGTCATCAAAAGCGCGTCAACGATTCCATTAAGTTTTTCAACATGGAAGGTCAATCGTTGTAGCGCTTCAGATAGATTCTTACCCTTAGCCATTGGTTGTAGGTCGGTGCCGGTCTTCGGATCGTCAACATTGCCCGCAATGATATCAATACCAACGTAACTCTGCAAATCACCGCCTTGAGAATTTTTTGTAGCCTCAGATGTAATTAATTTGATCCCTTCTCTCGCAATGAGCCGGATTCCATCAGCTTTGACTGCAATTGCCGAGCGGGCTTTTGACGTGCCGACCTTTCCCGGTATTAATTCAAAATTCTTGTCTACATCTGTTTTTTGACTTATATATATTCTAGCGGCATCAATTTTAAAATCAGGATCTGCGTTTAGTGTTTCTCCTGTAGCGGAGTCCACTGTTCGCGCTTTGTGCGCCATGCGACCGGTGACGAGATCGATACTGGCGGCATGGGTGTCTCCGGCGCCGCCATAGCCGCTATTTCTTGGACCAGGGCGGTCGCGACCTAGGACAACCCAGGAGTTATTAGCATTTTTTAATATTTTTTCACTTGGTGTCTCAATATATTTTGGCACCGGCTCAACAATATTGTCACCATCTATGCCCCTGGATGACGCAGTCGAATTCTCACTTGAGTTCCTTAAGTTGGCGCGGGCGCGGGGATCTGCACCCTTAAGGACCACAGCAGGTTTCTTAATGGTTATTTTTTTATTGCCCATATTTTATGAGTATCCTTTTTTTCCAGCATTAGCATGATGCTTTGGATCGGCGAACCATTGAGGATTTGCTGCTGCCAATTCTTTCCACTTCTTTTTGCCAACCCATTTCGAAGTTTTCTGTTTAAACCAGGCTTTCTTAAATTTTTTCTTGCCGATGGCGACCATGGCAGGGTTGGGAGTTGGTGTCCAAGCGCCCTTGCTGGGTACGGCGACGCCAGAACACAGGGCTCCAACCATTGCGTAATAAGCCACATTTGCAGACATGCCGCGTGCTCTTGCGAGACAATAATATTCCAAACAAAGACCGTCATGATGTTGGTGAATGCGTGCGTGTGCCACAATGCCACCGGGCGTGTGTTTCGCGAACCACTCTCCGTGTGCTACTCTTGCTGGACCGCCGTTCCATTTAGACCACCAAAATTTATCTTTGTCGGGGACGCAAGGAAATGTAATCGGAATTTTAATTACCGGCTTGCCTGATTTGCCACCTTTCCTCCACGTTATTCCGTCTTTGATGGCTGGTGGGTTTTTTGAGAGCCAAACTATAAGTTTCCAAGCGGAATCACATTGTTGGGGGGATGGCAGGGCTTGCGCACCGTATGCTTTACCCTGCTTCCAAGACGAGGGTACAACTTTACCGGGCTCGGTCGGGATGTCCCCCCTACCACAATGAGTTACTACGTGCATTCCCATCGCGAGACGGCGTTCCCACTTGGCGGCATAGTCGCCACCAGCATTGCCGAAGTTGCAGACCTCGATTCCGCAACTGTACGCATTTGTATTGTTCGCGTGCGGAGCAATCTGTTCGGGGCGTATGGTCTGAACAACATCACCATTAATCGCGCCCCAGAAGTGAACAGCCTTGTGAGATTTTCGTTTTCCCAGATTTCTGTTTAGCGTCGCAGTGCCATTTGGCCAGCCGGCTGTTTCGTGTAACACAAATAGTCTAAGCTCTTTCATGTTTCTTTTTGGATTCCCCCAGTGTTCTGCGTTGCCTGGAGGGGGTCCAGATTTCAGCTTCTTTCCAAGAGAGCCTCCGCCTGATACGGGAAACGGTTTTCCCGGTGTATAAGGACCCGGTGGTGCCGCATTATGACCGCCGCCGCCGCCAGTGCGAACGCACCTTTTTCCTGCGCCTGGGGTGCTAGAGCGACCTCCACCGCCTCCGCCTCCCGTACTTGGACCAGATGGTAGCTGAGCGTTTTTACCTCCGGTGTGGGTAACACGAATGGCAAAGTCTTCTGTGAATTCCACCCCAGACGCATATGAATCATATGGGAGACGACATTCCCAGTGCCAAGGTTCTTTTTTATATGGAGTCAAACCAAATCTATGTGCGTTTGCTTTCATCCAGGCAAACAACGGTGTCTTCTTCTGTTTTTTTGCTGTTTTTGAGCCGCCATATGATGCGTACACACCGTGTGCTTTGACATCTAGTGCCATCCCAGTCTCGTGAGGAGATGCGAATGCGAGCCAGCCCTTGCCTGCGCTAATAGAACCATATTTCTTCTCAAGGGTCGCTTCATAATGTGCGCGGTCTTTCCAGCGATGTCGTCGCCAACCAGAAGAAATTTTAAAATTAGGGAAGCCCGCCTCTATGGCAGCTTTTTTAAATGCCCGATATCTGACAGCTACAAGCTTATGTAATTTAACCCCTGGCTCAACCTCTTCTAATAATTTATCGGCGGCGGCGCCAACAAGGGAGCCGCCATACTCTTTAGTGCGAACTCTATTTTCCTGATATTCTACAGCCGGCACCGATTTAAAATCAGGCTTTTTAGGAGTGTCCGATTCTTTTGATTGTTTAGATGCGGCGGTAGGAGGCGTTTGTGGTGGGGGACTCTCGCCAGATGGATCTTTTTTAGGAATACTTTCAATGGGGGTTTCAGTTGCCTTTTCTTCCTTTTCTCCTTTTTCGTCAACAACTGTTTTGTTTTCTTCGCCTTGTTCATCGTTCGGCTTGGCTTCTGCTGCCTTCTCGGCGGTCTTAACATCTTTTTTCTTCTGACGTTCTATCATTTCATCAGATATCGTTATCAAACAATTCGCGCCGCACCAGAAGTGTTTTTTGTTTGTCTCTATCTTGAATACATTTGAATCTTTTAGTTTATCACCCCATGCTTTAAATGCATCATTAGTGTTTTTTCTCGTCTTTCCTTTAGTGGTTATACAAGTCACCCAACGGTTTTTGTCAGCAGCGCCATTCGCCATATCCTTCAAAATACGAGAGGTTATTTTATAATAATCGCAGTCAGACAAGAAAATCCTATTTGGCTTGACCTCTTTATTAAGATCTTCTATAATATTTTTTAATGCGCTGCCGCCGGCGCTGTGGGCGTGGACTGCGATGTAAGCAGGCGAGGGTTTGAAGCCTTCTTCGCCATAGAGGGCGGCGAGGCGTTCTAATGCCTCTTTATGATAGAGAGCAAATTTATCTTTTTTAAAGGCAGTGCCTTGACCCTTGCCTCCATACGCTTTTGCCCACGGAAGTTCTGGCATAACAAGAACAAAATTTCTCCCTTGAGAAACCATCGTAGAGACTTGGGGGGCGATTTGTTGTTCAAAGGTGTGAGCTGAAAACTCATCTAATCCGTGAAAGAAATATATTAATTCCCAAGGCTGTTTGAAATCTGTACTATTGCTGTACCATATAATATTAGAACGAGATTCCGTCGCACGGTAGTTCTTCCCCTGGTGTACACATGGTCCAATCCAGCTTCTACCAGGGGGAAGGTTTTTCAGCATTGTTTTTTTCCACTGGGCAGTACGGGCTGGGTTAATATTCGCTTTAAGCTCGGCTGCGGGGATTCCATGAGTGGTTATGAGCACCGGATCACCCTTCGGTTTGCTGTTCCTTTTCAACCTAGGCAATCCAGTATGAGCTGATGTATGGGCGTTACTGCCTGCCACGGAGTCGCCCGATGGAGGTTTCGCCGAATATGAGTTACCAGAGCAGTCGCCATGCGCAGCAGCTGCGCCCTCGCCGCCTTTGCCTGAACCGTCTGCGCCGACCTCTTTCACGGGTCGGACATAATACGGATCTGACCAATTTTTTCTGTTTCCCCAGTCAACCCAGACGAGATCTCCAGGCTCTGGTACTTGTACCGCTGTGGATTGAGCCACAAATGTTGGGTACATATCTATTATAAGCCGATTGGCATCGTCAGTCTCAGAACCAAGAGCAGATGGTGTGGGGAGCATAGAATGTATTTCCGGCACACGGACTTTAATTTCTATAAGCATCTCAACGTCGGATGTTTTATCCTTAAAGAAGCTTTCAAACCAGCCGCCTGGTTGATTCTTTTGATTTTCTGTGCTAGGTCCGTTTTCGACGCGAAGAACGACCCCCTTAAATTGTCCTACGCTTGCAAGAGCGTTAGGTTTATAAGAGTCCGCAGCTGCTACTGTCATGGCAGCAAAAGAATTACCCTTTATGTTCGGGAGGCGGCGGCGAATAACTGGCTTACGAATATCATTCAAATCTCCGTATCGAATATCAGCAAGCGGATTTGGATTTGGATCTTCAGCCATCAGTTGTGACCTCCGAGCCAATAATATCAAAAATATCCTGGCGATCGTTCTCCGTCAATCCTTCGCGGCGGGCTGTTTCTTTTTTCTGGATCAGAGCGGCGACTTTAACAAGTTGCTCGTTAGATCTCTGAAGTGTTTCAACATACTTCGCAGCTGTTGCGCCGACCTCTTTATGATTTTGTTCATTCTTCTTGAGGAAAACCATAATATCCGCGAGCAGGGCAGAAGTGACTGCTCTGTCATCGCGGATATTCTTTATTGCTTCTTCCAGGTGTGAATCTAAATCTTTTATATCTCGCCTTCGTTCCATTTTGTTTTAAACTGCCTATATTTTAATCTCAGTTTGTTCAGGTTGTTGACGACCTGCTTTGTATTTAAACCAGTCAATTCCCTAAGATATAAGTAAATAGCTTTTTTATTAAAAATTTCTATCTCATCGCAACTTGATAGCAATTCTTTTACCGCGTTCAAAACCTTTTCCTCATTTGGCTTTAGAGTCCCGGTATCCCAACTATCAATTTCTTTCCACAGAAAATGCCAGAACTCTGCGTCTTCGCGAGTCTTGGCGTATGAATCATCTGTTGACATCCCCTGTTGTTCAATCTCTTTGACGACAGAATCATAAGCGATTTCGCGGCGGAGCTTGGTCGCGTGCTTCTTAACCTTGTGGATAAACCAGTTCTTTGTAATCACGCTGAAATATGAAAAAGCTTTTGATCCCTTATTTGGATCATACTTATCTAAAATCGTTGTTAGCCAAGTCTTACATTCTTCCTTAAGAAAATCAATGTTTGGCAAATTTGTGAATTTATAAGTATAGACGATCTTGTCAACCATCTCATTAAACACGGGTCCAATAAATTCACCGTATAGAACTTCTCTTTCTGCTCGGTTTGTAGTCAGGGCATATTTAACAATCGCGTCTTCGTGGACCTGGGTGAAGTAATAATACTTATTCTTCTTCCGTCGCGTTTTCTTTTGTGCCGTAGATGTGCTCAAGCGTTCCCCCTTTTATTTCAAAAATGAATCCATCACGGTAATTCGCAACGTCTTCTGTAATGGCTTTAGAGTGTTCTAAAATGCTCTTAAAATCTGGATCTCCGTAGAATGCTCTAAGTTCATCTATGGAATCAAGGTGCTCTGTAAAATCCCCCAGAGCCCCAAGTATATCGTTTGTGGCGTCATAGACGACCGACGATCTTGCTACGACCCTCTTAATATACCAAATTAATATTGTATTGACAGCGAGGCTCGCGAGCAACAATAAACCAAAAAATACTTCCATCATTTTTCACCAGCCGTAGTTTTTAGCTTTTTTATATCTATTGATGTGGCTTCCGACAAGTTTTCTAATTCAGATGTTAACGTGATCACTTCCTTGATAGTTTTACGAGTTGTATATATCTTATACCCCAGCGCACAATTAGCAAACACACTCACCCCTAAATACCACTCTGTTAATGTCATCCTTCGTATTCCCTCTTCTGTAAATCTCTTTTCTCTGAAGAGATTTCTCTTCTCGCATCTTCTATGAAGTCTTTAACGACTTCGCCAGCTTTCGCGCCATTATTCATAGGTTTGCTTTTAACTATTAGCGGCACGGACGGGATCCGAGTCAATGTCTTAGATTCTTCGCAAAGAGAGCAGTCTTCCATTCTTTCTTTTATTGAATGGCGGATCTCAATTGTTTCTTTGCAGGAAGAACATTCATAGACATACTTCGGCACTAATTGTCATCCGACGCAACATTTGGTGAAAATGTCGGAGTGTTATTAACAACAAGCTCACCGTTACCACCCCATCGTTTTGAAGTTTTATCAAATTCAAAACCTTTAAGGATCGGAACAATATCGGTCTGTTCCAAAATACACTTTTGTAGAGCTGTCATTATGGCAGTCAATGCCTGATCTGATAATTTCATTCTTATTCTCCTTTCTTATCTTATATTGTAATCATTTTTGCAAAAAAATTTAAATGTTTCTTGACTTTTTTATCCATTCTTGTAAAGTTACTTCGGGTTGCCAGCCAAGGACTGATGTCACCTTTGTAATATCAGCTAACGTCTCTCTAGACTCCCCTGGGCGGGATGGGATGAACGTGTGTTGATTATCTATCATATCAACTAAATCAAAAATATTATAGTTTTTTCCTGTCCCAATATTAAACAGTTCCCCCAACGCTGACTGGTCCTCTGTTGTCGCAGCTAATATATTTGCTCGGACGACATCTGAAACGTGAGTGTAGTCTCTGCGCTGAAGACCATCCCCAACGATTGTGCAAGGATTCCCCTGATCTTTTTGCTTGGCAAATAAACCAATGACCGGAGCATATTGTCCCTTGGTCGGCTGACGTTCGCCATAAACATTAAAATAACGAAAACTAACTGTTTCAAGCCCGTATAGATTGTTGTACATTTTGCACAACTCTTCTCCGCAAGTCTTTGAAACAGAATATGGATTGAGGCAATCCTTCGCCATATCCTCGCGCTGAGGTGGGGGGTTTTTGCGACCGTAGGCTGAACTAGTGGAGGAGTAAATGAGTCGCTTCACACCCCAAGTATAAGCCGCCTGAAGGACATTACAAGTCCCTAGGACGTTTACCCTTACCGCAAGAAGAGGATTTTTTATCGCAGGCTGAATTCTAGCTTCGGCTGCAAGGTGAAAGACTGCATCGGCGCCCTCAAAAAGTGGAGAGACACTAGCGTAATCACAAATGTCTAACTTATGATTTTCAGCACGGTCGTTCCAATAAAAAGCCTCGTGACAATCAGACGATTCATTATCGATTACCACGACTTCAACTCCCGTATCCAACAGCCTGTCAACTATATGACTTCCAATGAACCCCGCACCTCCGGTAACAATCGCTCGCTTCATCTTAACACTCCTGATAAATGGATAAAAGTTTTTTGGCGCGTTCGTCGTAGGTGTGCTGTTTTGACAGAATATAACCATTTCGTGAGATTGATGTAACCAAGTCCGGATCAATCTGGCAAGCTTCAATACTACGAAATAAAGATTGCTGGTCTGTGTACATAAGACAGTTTTCTCCGTGGATAAACCCTAGCTTCTCATATTGAGGATTATAGTTAGTCAACAACAGTGTCTCACAGCCAATTGTTTCAAAGCTTCGGTAATTAATATCATTCGCGAGATTAATATTGAAATGAATCTTATATGATGAAACTGTTCTCACCATCTCATCTCCAAGCTTCCATATGTCCTGTCTCAGATCATAATTGTTGGACAAGTAATCAAGGAGCGGTTTTCTGTTTAGCATAGAACCACAAAAGCCCAAGAATGTGCTCTTGGGCGCCGAGGGTTTAATCAGAGTGTGGTCATAGCAGTTTGGAAACCATACGCTGTTCTCCTCAACAAAATCCTCAGTTGATTGTAATATCAAATCATAATTACCGTTGTGATAAGTATTCAGGAATGGTTGGAGCCCAACACAGTGTGCATCAATGCTCCATAAGAATTTCTTCGGGCTCTGTGTATGTGATAGATTCGGTGACCAGCCCGTCGTATCATAGTTTTCAAAGTTTAAGATGAGATCATATGCGTCCCAATCCGGAGTTTGTGAAAAGTTGTCATGACCAAACCCCCACACATCTGCTTGGTGACCCAGTGCTTGTAGAGATCTCTGCATACAAAAGCATTCTCTAAAATGTTTGTTTGCCTCGTGCCTACCGTTCTCTTGAATAATTAAAATTTTCACTCTGATACCTCTGGTTCAATCTTTACACTGTCCTTACAGGATTTACAAAACCCTTCCTTGGGTCCATCACCGCTGTGATGTTTTCTCCAGGGTTCATATTTTTCACTAGCATATATATTCCACAGTTTGTCCTCCCCAATGTGCCCCATCACTCCAGATTCCTGCCCTGGTACATCTGATCTCAACGCGCAGCACACCATAACCGCTCCGTTGTAATCAATGTACATATTTTGACTAACTTGTAAACATCTTTGTGTTCTAGTATATTCCGATGCCAGTTCTATAGAATCGCCTCTGCTGGAGCCGTCTATCTCAAAATTCCTAGATCTTATATGTATAGTCATACCATTGTATGATATATCATATTCTAATTTATAGCCTGGAATATCTGTCAAAACTTGTGATGATAATCCAAGCTTCTTTATCTTAGCCTCGGAGCGCTGGCGCATCTTTTCGTGGTCATATCTTTCATTATTACCGAGGTACTGCTGAATCCAAAGTTGATTAAAACCAACGTCACACAACTCTTCCACATATTCTCTGGTGATGTAGTCACCATTCGTGTTTGTTCTCAGTATTGCTTTTGGGAGTATTTGACGTGCTTGATTCACTCTCTTTAAAAACAATTCCCGGTTGGATGTTGGTTCATTGTATCTACTGTACGTCAATTCTCCAGAAAAGTCAATTTCTTTTAGTTGATTCAAGAGATCGAGATAAACTTTCTCGTCCATTATATGATTTTGAGAAAGACGATCAATAAAAGAATTAGGACAAAACCAGCATTTTCTATTGCAATAGGAAAAAATCTCTATTTCTATTAATTTTAGTTGTTCCGCAAAGAGCAGTTTATTTTTGTCTTTGGTGTCCATTAAATCTCACAAACATATGTCTCAATTCCAAGCCTTTCAGTCTTTTCAATAACTTTATATTCCAAGTTACTTAGACCGCTTTTGTAGGCGTCTTCTTGAGATGCCATAATATGAGCCTTGAGGATATTATGTTGGTGGTGTTCTAAAGACGCTAGTTCGTGATCTAGCATGTCGTACAGGCAAAGACGATGCACGTTCTTAATCCCAAACAAGGAAAGGCGCACAAAAAATTCATCATCTTCGCCTCCCCAACCCCAGCAATCATTATTAAAGCCGTTCACCTTCTCATAAGCAGCCGGATCGATAGAGAAAGCTTTATAATGAAACGGAACTCCGTGTACGCGAGGTTCGCCTTGCGGCACCTGAGATCTACGCGGTGTCCACGTCGCGCGACTAAAATCAACAGTTATTTCGTCGGACTGTCTTGGCGTACTATAGTGACTAGTTAGTTTCGCAATGCCGCCTCGCGGCGCGTCATAGTGAGCATCATAAGGAATACAATCAACAGGTTGAAATATAAATGAGTCTTCTGGTTTATACCCACCATACTCTTTTTTAAAAATATCAAACCCAACGTTGGTTAATTTACCAAGATTAAATGGCTTACCATCAGGTTGCTCAATTATGATTATTTTATAGTCCCTGCCAGACTCTTCAAAGAAAGGTATCGCATTCTTAACAAATGTCTTTAGATGAGAATCGCGATCTCTATAGGGAATCATTATTTTATACATTTCTCTTCTCTATCTCTGTGCATAACGTTTGATAATCCGAAAGCCAATTCGGTCTTTGCGCGTCATAACACCAATGTAAAGTTATTTGCGATGGATCATCAAGATGGTTTACAACCTTATGGGCATCATCATAAGTGACTTTAAATTTAGAAACCACTGGAGTCATAGAGTGATATTCCATTTTATCCAAACCATACGATTCCCAAAATTCATCTGAAGTGTGAATTCTTTTTACTGGTGTGTCTTTGAGAAAATCTAACAGTTCTTGTGTATAACAATTAAATGGTGCAATAAAATCCTCTTCGGAAAAAGATTTGACATTTTTTAAAATCTCAACAGAACGTTGATACCTCTCAGAGATATCCTCAGTTGAGAGGTTGAAAAATTCACCACCACCTCTCCAGAAAGACGTTATTTTATCCCACGGTAAATTCCAACCGTGATTAAAACCGTGGAGAACAACTTTGCCCTTCTTAATAGTGGAGTTCAAAAACTCAACATCTCCAGGCTGAAAAAGTAGAGCGCTGGCGCCGAGTATGTAGGGTATATCGTTTTTCTCAAACACTTCTAAGCCAGCGGCGACTTTTTGGCGATAATACATATAATCTCCGCGAGAAAACATCGCCAGATCGCCGTGTGGGAAATCATCTATCCTTATTATGCGTGCCATATATATAATTCTCTCTCCGAGGAGGCAGGGAATGTCAGTGTCTTGTAATTTGCTCGCGACGCCTCATACAAATGATGATGTACATGTTGAACACTTGCATCAAAATCAAAAAATATTGCTGACGGCATATTTCCGCACTTCTCTTCGACATAGGACAATAAGTCATCTGGTTTAAACATATGAGCATAATTCAACACTATGGCAACGTCAATGTTTTTTTCTCTACGATTCCAGTTCGGACTAAAATTAGTCTTATGTGTTGTTCCCAAGACGCCGAACATATCAGCCCAATCGTTATCGTCATATCCATAAGCATCAATTCCATTTTTATTTAATGCTGCAACAAGAAAAGAATCGTAACACCCAATATCCATAACTGTGATATCACCAGAAAGGATGTTGTTGGGCAACAAATGTTCAGCACGATTTTCTTTTATATCCATTAGATACGAATATAAAATCCAATTCATAAACCGATGATTATCTAAAAATTTTACTCTCCAATTACGATTGTAAATTGGGTGAATCAGGCTTAGGTAGTCATATGTCTTATTATACTCGCTTAAGAGCTTCTCGTTATCTTTAAGAATCCTATTCCTAAAATATTCTAATGTTTGGTCGTACACTATAGTTCCTCGGCGACTTCTTCAGGCGGCTCAGGCTTGGGCTTGTCTCGTCCTCTAATGATGTTAATAACGTTAAATATGCCACAATGATTTGTTTCGGTTAATGGTCCTAATAAATCCTTCATCCCATCGTCGTACCGTGACATCTCAAAGTCTATCAAAAGTATTCGTTCACCATTAAACAGAATATTACTAACATTTATATCGCCGTGATGAACGCGGCGCTGGATAAGGTACGATAGAATTAGAAACAATTGACTTTCTATCGTTATTCTCTGGATATGGGACAAAGACTCTTGAGAGAGAAGATTTTCTAAAGTATCTCCTTCAAAATATTCGGTGATTAATATATGCTTATTATCGTCAGAAATATAAGAATCAATATATTTCTGCACGAGAGGGTGAGATAAAGAGGATAAGATACGAGCCTCGCTCTGACCTCTCTCAGCAAAATCGTCAACCTTTATAAAAGCGGATCCAGATACAAAATATTTTCTATCACTATTGGCGCCATTTGATGTTTTTGGGTAAAAGGCTTTCATTTCTTGCAGATCCATAATGGTCTCCCCGTCTCCTGTGTCGGCACAGGAGCGTTCACCCCAGCGTCAGTAGTAAAGTCTGCTCTCTGCACTTTCCAGTTTTTAGACTTTAGCAGGTCTTCGTATTTCTTATCGTAGCCCTTGATAATATCTTCGCTGTGACCTTCGATAATACAAAGTTCATTTGTTAGATCATATAAATCTTGCACAAATTGTTCTTTATTATTTATGTACTCGATCATAGACAGTGCAGTGATTACGTCGCGCGGGGAATCAAAGAAATCTGTAATTCTTTTAATATTAAGATCAGCCAAAATAAAATCACAATTTTCTTCCTCGTATAAGAACTCACACATATCAATATAATAGCGATCAGCGTCTATTCCACTAACCTTTTCAAAGATATGATCAAAAGATCTGACAAACACGCCTAAATTACTCCCGATATCTAGGTATGAATCGCGAGATTGGGAATTATCTTCTATAATCTTTTCGAACAAAGAAATTCTCTCTTGATTTTCTCTAAGACCCCCCAAGATAACATCTTGTATTTTTACAGTAGAATATGGCATGGCATATTCTGTGTCTTCGTAGTTAATCTTTCTACCCTCAACACGCTCTGGCTTGCATCGAGAAAGGAATTCGTGGATATCAACGTTGCTTAAATTCTTCATACTAATTCTCCGTGTTCAGGGTGCAATTGATTATCGTTGGCGTCATATGCCTGACCGACAAACTGCTTTGGTTCTCGTTTTGTTGGAAACGGCTCTTTCGCAAAGTATTCATCGTGCGTGCAAGTATTATTCATTATATAAGGATATATGATTTCTTTTAAGAAGTTTTGGTCTACTTGCCAAAAATCACCCTTAGTATAATCTAATATAGCCTGCCTCATCCCGAGCAGAAGCCCGTTCCGTACCCCCCACATTCCACCGAGAATTTGAGTTGCGTGATATGGGTGATCTCTCATAATATGGAAATCTTTATCGCCTGCAAGCCAGTCATCAACTGCGGCGCGTTCTCTTATATCCAAACGACTGTCTGTATCCCTAGATAACATAACCTCAACGTCAGGTTCTGAAGCTGGATAAAAGCGCCAGAACATTCCAGTCCAATCACCTTCTTCGTTCATCACGAACACTTCAGTGTTCTCTCTCTGTATCAATGCGTCTATGATGTCTGCCGGAACTGACTTGCCTACATAATAACGACAAATCCAGCCTGGGTATATTTCCAAAGCTAGATCTGCATTCTTAATTGCACCCACTGTATAGGTTGGGTTGTTTCCCCAGAGGCTAAATGAGATTATTTTCTTCACTGTGAGAAGTATCCTTTAAACATATCAAAGTTTCTCTGCCCAAAGATCTCGGCATATTTAAAAAAGACCTCAGCCTCCTCTGCCTTCTTCTCTTTCTCGCGAGACTTGTCAGTTGATAACCCAGTCGGGTTATGATAATAAAGACCGTGGACCCCATCAGCCATCTTAAATACAGAGCCGTTCTCTACTGCGCGGAGCCACATCTCCCAGTCTCCTGCTGACTTATATTTCGCCTCAAAGTTTCCAATGCCCTCGTGCATACTCCTTCTCCACATCGGCATACATCCTGGTAAGCACTTAACCATAGCCTCGCGAGAAAACGGGGCGATAGGATATACAGTTTCCAAGCTAGAATTGTGAAGATAAGTTTCTCCCGCCTTGCCGGTTATGAAACATTGGGAATAGATCAGGTCAACTTCTGAATCATTTGTTAACTCGTTGGCAAAGATCTCTAACTGTTGCCTTGAGCGGCGGTCATCTAAATTTGCGTTTGTTACGAATTCGCCAGAAGCCATATCAAGGGCTTGATTCCAACAACCGTATATGCCAGGGTCTTTATCAAGGCGCTTATAAATAATGTTTGGATACTGCTCGCGATATCTATCAATTACTTCTTTTTCATTGCCTGGGGAATTTGCATCAATGATAATAAGTTCACAATCGTCAAAGACAGATTGAGAAGTCATATTAGCCAAGAACCCTTCAATATGTTCATCGCCTTTATATAAGGATGTTAATATTGAAATCTTCGGTGTGTCTAGAGAGGGGGTAAAAAAAGAACATTTACCAGAATTGAAAGTATGTTCTACCGCTGATGTTATTTCTTCGCGTCGTTGTCTCATCTTCTCTATTAATTCAAATCCCTTTAAAGGGAACCAAGATTCTGAAGCTGCGCCTACACGACTGTTAGTGTGAACCTCGACGCCAAGCATCCTCGCTTCAACAACCACTCTAGATAGTGTCTCTGGGGTCTGCGGCAGAAACACAAATTTGTTATTCCTAGAAAGCTGCGATAAGAAATCGTGATAATCGCTGGAAGAGATCAAATCATACGGAGAGTTGTTTCTCTCGCAGTATTTCACGGCGCCAGCAGTATTCTTATGTGCGATGCTTGATTGCATTACAGAGAATTTGTTTTGCTTCTCATTCTGAAGCAGTATTGTCATCACCTCTAAGGACTCGTCTGACCACAAGTTGCCGCCGAGGTTCTTAACATTATCTAGGAAAAGATTCTTCTGCAAGATCTCGCAATGAAATTTACTCTGGCAGAAGACACCGAGGGCGCCCGCATAAAAATCTCTATTGACTAATTCGGATCTAGGTGCTTTATAATTGGAGAACATCGCCGGGTTACGATGTCGGAGATATTTATGGTCGTGCTCATAAATAACGTATCGGGTATTTTTGAGAGCGGACTTCACATCTTCTGATAGTTGTATAAAGTTGCTTATAACGTAACAAGCGCCCAGATTAGAAGTTATTTCTTCTGTCGTAAGGGATACACACTTTCTCTCAGATACAGAGTGTCCCCGCTGGCGTAAGCAATCAGCGAGGACATCATTATTTATTTCACCGCCCCCTAAGATCTCATTGGCAAAGAAGTCGGCTACAAAAACAAAGTTCATCTATCTTCTCACGTAAAAACTTGTACTTCTTCAGCCTGTTCAGGGAGACCTAGAGCATCGACGAATCTTTTGTACTGATTCTCTGCTGAAAACTCATCTTTCAAATAAGTCTGAAGTTTCTTAGCAGATGATTTATAGGTGCCATAGTTGGCATATACTTTTCCTAGGCAAGTTTTATAGCTGCCCTTTTTGGGAACAGCCCACTTCGCCTCTGCGACAATAACGTTTTCCCAGACAGCATGGGGCGGGATGTTTTCCAGTGTATAATCAATCTTTGAAAACAGGGCTTTTATCTTTGTTTTCTTACTCTTCTTATCCTTGACTGGTGCATATAAAAAGTCTCTGTGAGCGCTCCAGTTTGTTGCTATTACAGGAAGACCGTTATACGCAGCTTCAAACAGTGGCAAGCCAAATCCCTCGCCGTGTGTGGTACTCACGATTGCTTTTATTCTATCATCCTGATAAAGTGAAGTCATTTCACCCTCGGTTAAGGCTCCGTGTAATAGATATACTTTGCACTTGTGGTCAGGATATTTAGCCAGTAATCTTTTAAGACGAGTTTCGGTATGTCTTCTATCAATAAGACAATTTTTTGCGAGCTGGGTTTTAACGATTAATCCTACTTCTGGATTACCCTGGAATTCTTCAACAAACCAATCAATGGTCGCTTCTAGATTTTTTCTTGGACCCCATTGAGCCACTGTCAGAAAATTGAAATCGGTATCCAGACCTAAATTAATGTCTTCTGGTTCAATTTGTTTTACAGGAAATGCAACGGCATCCACAGGTTTTATGCAAGTTAGTTTAAAGGCTTGGTTTGTTCGCTGGTCCTGACCATCCCAACTGGAGGTTTCAATAACACCTTTTGAATGTTGAGAAGGGACAATAAGCTTATCAACAACGTAAGTTTTCTCAAGCCACGGCGCCGACATCAACGTGGTTTCAATACCCGCTGTATAGCCAACATTATATGGAGCTAGGCGCTCAAATTCAGCCGGGATGGTAACTTGAACTGAAATATCAAACGTGCCGCCGGTCTGAGAATAGGCAATTGTTTTTTGTAATAGGGAATCAATCCAGGCGCGCTCTTCGTCATCTTCTGTTAACCAACTTGTGGCTCCCCAGCCGGTATTAATCAAATATATATCATATTCAGCTTGGTGAGCGTTGAGGGCACGGAGTGCAAAGCGAGCTTGTTCGCCATAACCGCTTCTGCTGAGGGCTGGACCTCTTACTAAAATCTTTTTCATTATTTGCCCCCCATCTTAATAAGTTCCCAACGATTATACATCTTTCTGTTTTCCCAAGAGCCTCGTTTCTCATAGGTCTCTGTCATAAGGTCAATCCATTGTTTATTGAACTTTTCAAAATTATAGTTCTTAAGTGTGTGGTCGCGACCTGCGGATCCCAATTCTGTTAACTGCTCATCAGACATCTCGTGGATTTTAATGAAAGCATCAACAACGTCTTTTCCGCTGACACGATCCTCATAAATCCAAGGAATTTGCTGAGAACCAATAATAGCTTTTGAAGCTGGTTCAATGCCAATACCAAACCAATTCTCTCCGTCTGTTACCTGTTCTTGGAGACCTCCGGTCATCGTATTAATGACTGGTGTTCCACAAGAAAGACTCTCAAGTGAAGATAATCCAAAGCCTTCGGCGTCGGCAATATTAACAGTGCAGTCAGCCATATTATACATCATAGCTAACTGTTGTGGGGGGATCTTGGCAGTGGAGAATTTAACCTCGCCATTTGTAAGACCTGTTTGATAAAGGATTGCTTCAAGATCCTGTCCCGCCTCATCCTTCGTACTCGTATGCATTATAAGCCTCGCTGAATCTTTACCAACCTTTTCGAGGAAATCATTGAACCAAAAGATGAGACTCCCACTCTGCTTGCGGCGAGCGTTTCGGTTGTTCCAGAAAAACAAAGTTTGTTCTGGTTTGATGCCGGAGTCGTCACGAGCCTTTTGAATAACATCTTTTTCTAGAGGTTTAAAACATTCCGAATCAACGGCGTGAGGAATGTAGATACTTTCTGTGTCTGGAGAGACCGTTTTTACAATATCGTCGGTAACCTTTGAGATGGTCGCGATGACATCGCAAGAATCGTAATAATGTTTGTTAAAAGTCGGATAAGGGTAATTGTCCCACACGTGGTAATACACCAGCGGGACCATAGAACGAATTTCATCTTCCATCTCCCACAGCCAGATATAAAACCTAGGGTCTGTCATAAACCACACAATGTCTGGCTTATAGGTTCGCAGCAGAGATCTTATAGTATCTGGATCTCCATAGCTATCAACCGGGTAGATTGCCCAATCGTCACCCCATTCTTCAGTTTTAACAGGGTTATAATTATCGTGGCGCATTGCTCCAGCAAGAGAATTAAACTGAAACTTGCCAGATTTTAGGAGCGCTTCAATCACATACCTAGTTTGGGTGCCCACTCCTGACGGAGATAAAGGATGATCAGAAATAGTTAATACTTTAATCTTGCTCACGATAATTTACCTACAGTGTTTTGTCTTATAAAATTCGCATTGACCAAAATTTCCGTGACACGAAAGTTTGTTCTTGACAAATTTCTTATTGTTAATATTATACAATGCTCTCGTTAGGAATTTAACAGCATTGCTGGTTTTTTTAGGACCGCTGGTCACTCTAAAAAATTCTACACGGTCTTTTTTAGCCGTTCGTTTAAGAAGGGCAAAATGTGTCTCAATATCAGACGGGTCAATATTGTGTTTTTTAGCGAAGTAATGCTTGTAAAATGTTAACTGATATGTTGTCATTGGCTCAGTTTTACGGCGGGCGTCCCAGCCCCAGGAGCAGGTCTTCCAATCAATTATGTGATATTTTCCATCGTCTGTTTTTAATACTAAGTCAATGAAACCTTTGAAAGAATATTCTGCATCATCAAATTCTTCAATTGGGTACATAAGTCTTTCTTCAGTTGAGATCGTTTCATAATCTCCGAAGTATTCTTTAACTGAATCAAGCACAAGGACAACAATATCTTTACCCTGCTGCCTCATATCAGTGACGAGTTTTTTGTCCAGATCATCTTTAATGTGTTCCGGAAGTCGTTGGAGAGCTTTAAGAAATCTGACCTCAAATAAGTCTTGCGTATTCTGTACGCTATTCTTAATTAGAATATGCTCACAGACATCGTGAACGGCATTACCAATAGCTGTATGTACGTTACCTTCAAAGCCTTTTAGTTTGTCTAGGTGAACCAACTTGTGATAGTGCGCGCACTTGTCCCAGTTCTTCAACTCAGAAAAAGAAATATGTGGCATATTTGCCTCTACTTATTCGTAGTTTTCGTTTTGTTTTTAGATGTTTTCTTCGAAGAGGCGCGAGCTGGATTAGGTGGTGTCGCGAGCTTGTTTGTTTTCTTCGAAGAATCCGGTATCAGCTTGAAGGTGGCAGCTAAAGAATGCTTCTCTGTCCGAGTTGATGTGTTGTCAATCACGCCAGCGTGTGGTTCAACAACGGTATCGGAATCCTCATCAACGACAATACCTTGTCTGCATAACTCTTCTTTAACGTCCATCAAAGAATAGCGATGGCGAAGCGCATCCATAGGGCGCGTAAACATTTCCGGCTTATAATTAACTTTCACAGAAACAGTGTTTGTTTCCTTATCTAGTAGAATGTCTAAATCGCAATGGCTACGAAATTTTTTATTTTTATCCGACATAATTATGTCTCCTTTCAGTTCGATAACTCAATAAGTTTATTATACACGGCTGGGCTAATTTGTTTAACATAATTTGCCTCGCCATTTAAGAAAAAAGACTCAAAGGCGTTCGCGAAATATTCTCTGAGTGATGTAGCCGCGTATGGTGATAAGAATAAGCCCATAGTCAGAGAAGTCAATACCGGATATCCAACAACCTTATATAAATAAGCATCAAAATTCTTTGAATAATCCGGCTGATCAAAATAAACGCGATCGTCATCTTTCGCCAAGTTTCTAGATTTAAGAATAGACCAGAGTCGGCGGCGCTTTCCCAGAAATTCTTCTTCAATGACTCCATCGGAATATATTTCCATAGGTATTGTTTCTTCCAGGGAATGTGCTATCTCGTGACCAATGGATTCCACAAATTCGTCTTCTGTGGGCTGGTCATTTGAGACATATATTGCCCCGTCCTGATAAATAGCTTCAACTTCGCGAGTTTGTAAGTGTTCGAACTGTCCGATATAAATCACGTCCAGAGACTTTACAAATCCACGGGGGATTTTTTCTTCCAATTCTTGAATAATGTCTTGAATATTCACGTTTGTCGGAGGGTGGTCCTTTATGATAAGTTGAACACTGCCAAATATTTCCCACTCTCGACGTTGAGCTATTTCTCTTCTACGTGATTCTTTAATTGAATTAACAAGCTTATTGCGGTTGGTCGTCATTATCTTCTAGGTCTCCGCGAAGATCATAAAAAGCCTGTTGATACCCTCGGACCCAGTTTTCTTCTGCTAAGGCTAACACAAAGTCTGGAAATTCTTCTGCCATGGTATCAACAATCATTTCCACCGTGACGTTTCCGTCCGGGCTCTTTTTCTCGCCGACGTATTCCACAAGCATATTTTTTAAATCTGTATCCGGCTCCACTACATCTGATAATCCAGTCACCGCATTTTCATCTTTGTTCAAAAATTCTATCTTAGTTTTCATCTATAATACCTTTGCTGCTATGGTCGCGACTTTGGATCTCTCACCCTTTAATAACGTGATATGTCCTGCTACTGACTGGTTTTTAAATCTCTCAATAACATGCGTTAGACCATTTGTTGTTTCATCGACATAAACGTTGTCAATTTGCTCAACGTCACCAGTCAAGATTATTTTAGTACCTTCTCCGACTCTTGTTAACATGGTTTTCATTTCGTGGCTAGATAAATTTTGAGCTTCGTCAATAATAATATATGCGTTGGCGATGGAACGACCGCGAATATAGGTCAACGCTTCCAGTTCTATTGTACCACTTTCCATATACATGTCAAGTGTTACTTTATCATTTCCCATTAAAAATTGTAAATTGTCTTGAATCGGAGCGAGCCAGGGTGCCATCTTCTCTTCTAATGTGCCTGGAAGGAATCCTATATCTCTACCCATTGGTTGTACTGGTCTAGATATTACCAATCTTCTATATATTGATTGTTTATTTTCTTCCATAACCTGATGTAATCCGGCAGCGACGGCGAGGAGGGTTTTTCCACTTCCTGCCTTGCCAATCAGTGATACAACTTGTACCGTTGGATCCAGTAAAAGATCAAGCGAGAAGGTTTGCTCTTTGTTGCGCGGTGTAACGCCCCAGACGCCCGACTTATGGCTCTGTACGGGCTTTAGCGGAGAACCATAGCCCACGAACCGGCATAGTGCAGTTTTTTTCTCATTTGAGCTTGATACCAGCATTACAAATTGATTAGGAAAGAATTTTCCATCTTCTTTTTCTAAAACAACATCTTCTGTATTATCATAAAAGCGGTCCACGACCTGATCGTCGACGAGGTGTGATACAAGACCTGTGAATATTTCACTTCCCTCTCTGACAATCTGTGCCGCATTGTAATCCTCACCAGGAATCCCTACCGCGTCGCACTTTACGCGCATATTAATATCTCGCGAGACAACAATGACTTTCCTTCGCGGATTGTTCCTTATTTCAGTCAGTGCAGTTCCGATAATATGATTATCGGGATCTTCTTTATCAAAGCTGATCGGTAAGTCTTCCGGATCAAAAGTCTTCGCGAAAGCGATACCCTTGCCCTTTCGTATACGCACGCCCTTATTGAGATTACCCCTAGAGCGAAGATTATCAAATGTACGAATAATTTTACGAGCGTTTGTGCCAACACCATCCTGACGCTTTTTGTGCTTATCAATCTCCTCAAGCACCTTCAAAGGGATGAGGATATCGTTATTACCATATGCATTTAAAGCGTTGGCGTCTGTAAGATAAACACTTGTATCCAGCAGATACGTTTTTTTTGCCATTTTCAGATCTCTCTTTTTTATTAGCAACTGAAGTAAATAGATGTTTGTGGCAGTCTTTTGTTTTAATAATTAGAGTTTTAGTGTTAATAAGTTCTAGTTATATTTGAGATGGTCGCGATGTGAGGTCAATAATGTGGTTAGGTTAAAAAAGACAATATTTCTAATTTTGATGTTTTGTCTGACTAGCTGCGCTGTGCGCCATAATATAGATTACAAAAAAATATTGCCTAGACAGTCTTTTGTCAAATTAGAAAAAGAACTAGTAATAAGAAGTTGTAGTGAAGAAGCTTGTATGGAAAGAAATTTCTCTGCTGTCGCCTCTGGAGTCATAATACAAAATAGACCAGAGGGCTCTTATGTCTTGACTGCCGCACACGTCTGTGATGAGAGAGAAACAAAAAAAGAAGTTGAAGCTGATCCGTCTTCTGAACTAAAAATAGATTTTTTTGTTGTTACTTTAGACCTCAAAAGAAAGCCAGTGCGGATAGTGAAGTTTGATAATCGCCATGATGTTTGTTTGGTCTGGGTGAAAGATTTATTTGAACCTCAAGTAACAATTGCACCGAGAGCCCCCGTGCCAGGAGATTTAGTTTTAAATATCGCTGCGCCATTGGGAGTCTTTTCTAGGAATATGGTTCCGATCTTCCAAGGGTTTTATAATGGCACAAACGAACGAGGTATGGGTGTCTATTCTTTGCCCGCTTTTGGGGGCAGTTCTGGGTCTCCAATATTCAACCAGAAAGGCGAATTGATTGGAATGGTCCATTCTGTTATAAGACACTTTAATAATGTCGCGCTATCTCCAAATTATCAAGCTATGAGAGAATTTATTAATGGTTCTCTAGAAGAGGATATGTCTAACAGATATTTTCGTTCCCTATTGAGACCATTCTTAAACATATAAAAAAGCCGTGTCATTTCTGACACGGCTTTAAAGTAGTATTATAACAGATACTAAATGCTGTCAATGATCTCGTTGAAGACGACCTTGCCTTCGGAATTAAAGACAATAAGTTCAGCTTTATCGTAAACAGGGGTGACTGTCTTTTCGCTGTTATTAAATACCTCTGTGTCTATAACGTCATCTTTAGTATCCACAGGGGAAACCTCACTTCCGTGAGCACTCAAACAGGCGTTGAAAGACAGCACGAATGCTACCATAGAGACGGCAAAGATGGTTGTAACAATGGTTGTAATAAATAATTTCATAGCGATTTTCCCTTGATTCTAAATCGTGGTCAATAAGTATGCTTAAGTAAGTGAAAAAGCAGTTTTATTTCAGGTAAAGCTTAAATAATTTCATCAATTAATCCATACTTCAGGCACTTTTCGGCGTCCCACCACAAATCGCGCTTAAGGATCTTAGTAAGCTCGGTTTTGGGGATCTTTGTGTGCTCAATATAGATGTCTTTGATTGTCTTCATAAGAAGATCGTTGTTCTTCATATCATCTTGCATCTCTGCATATTTGCCAGCAGTCCAAGAAGATAATTGGTGGATCAGCATAAAGGAATGTTTATGCATCATGCGATGTGAACCAACTACACTCATAAGAGTTGCCGCGCTGGCTGCGCACCCATCAATGACAGTTACAACGGGCACTGGAGAACTTAAGATATAGTCAGTAGCCGCCATTCCAGCAAACACACTGCCACCATAACTATTGATATGAAGATAAATGCAGCCTGGATCTGTCATTCCTAAAATATTTGCGCGATTTTGCATACTAACGCCAATATTGAACAGACTCTTATTCATCGTAAGAACTTTTGGGCGACTTACTTCTGAATAAAAATATATTTTGTTGTTTGTAGCTAAAACCTGATTCGTATCATTTGAATCATTACTGTCACCATCGTCTTCAGTCTTATTATCAAAAGAAGCCCACTTAAAATCTTTCATCTTGTTCTCCATTGTTGTTTGGCACCCCCAACAGGATTCGAACCTGTGACCTACAGCTTAGAAGGCTGTTGCTCTATCCGGCTGAGCTATGGGAGCATTGTTGCTTTACTGGTTTCTGGTTCTAACTTGAAACTGTGTTCCGCCGTCGCCACAGCGGCGGATTTTAACATCTAAATTATCTGAGTTAGACAATAATTCTGTTTTAATTTTAGACGCAGCATCAAAGGTCGCGAAGGTTCCTACTCGCTTCCATTTTTTATTCTTTGGTTTTGTTGGTTCGTTTTGGCTTTGCTGGCTTTGCGGTTCGTTTTGGCTTTGCGGTTCGTTTTGGCTTTGCTGGCTTTGCGGTTCGTTTTGGCTTTGCTGGCTTTGCTTTTTTAGGTCGCGTTGTTGTTGTTTGTTTCTTTTCGCCATCAGTTGTTTCCTTTGTTAATGGTTTTTCAAGTGGAGGTGGTGTAATTCTCTCAAGTGATTTAAGCGCTATAGCCGCTTCACTCTCTGTAATCATACCAGTTTCAACCGCCATTTCGGCAGTTCGTTTAAGTAAAATATCATCTATCAAAGTTTCAGTTTTTGCAGCGCTCTTTGCCGCTTCCTCAAGGGCAGCTAAAACGCGGGCTTTTCTCTTTCTTGGGTTCATAATAAAATTTCCTTTTGTGAATGCTGCGTGAGCAGGGCTCGAACCTGCGACCCGATGGTTAACAGCCATCTGCTCTACCAACTGAGCTATCACGCATTAAATTGGAGCCATCTGTCAGACTTGAACTGACGACCTGCTGATTACAAATCAGCTGCTCTACCAGCTGAGCTAAGATGGCGTGTTGGTGGAGACGGTGGGAGTCGAACCCACGTCCAAAATGTTTTGAAATGTTTGTCATTCACAAGGTTAGTCAGTTTAAGAACTCTGACAAACTTATACTGCTGGGCGCACCACCAGTTCTTTAAAGAAACTGGAAACTTGCTTTTGCAGCTTTTGTTAACAAGGTTGCTGCCACCCCGTGATTATGCCGCTAGGGCGTAATCAAAGCTAACGTTATCGTTGGCGTTTAAAAGGTTGAGTGTTTTTTACTGTGCCACACTCACACAGCCTTGCACAAGCATTCCTCGACACCTCGTCGATACCTGTTCGTCCCCATAATGTAAAAGATCTTAAAAAGCGCGGAGGGCACTGAATCTTCACTCCAGTGCAGCTAGGCTCCTTTTAATTACTTCAAGAGAGCCATTGAAGGTTCTAACGTTATATGAAAAATTCTAGTCTCGATTCTCTGCCCAAGTTTGGCACCTCCACGCACTTAGGTCTTACTTTCCTATTATAGTTTATCATATACAAGATGTTCAGTTTTAAGTTGTATTCAACTATACTATTGTTTGGGTTCGCTGTCAACATTTTTTTCTTTAAAAAATGAATCTACGTCATACTTTTTTGTCAGCTTATAGAAATATTCTTTATTTACGCCTAAGAAACGAGCTGCCTCCATTTTGGTGCGGGCGGCAGATAAGGCATATTTTAATACAGCGTCTTTAACAATATCTGGAAGGGAATACCAAAGCGGGAGTCCGTAAAGTTTTCCACCAATTGTTTTTGAAGCCAACTCAAGTTTAAGCGCGATTAATTCTTCTAGACTTAAGGAACCGACCATAATTTCAAATTTCTCGTTGGTCTTCCCGTCGTTGCGAAGTTTCCTAATGACGCTATAGTCTTTGTTAGCTCCGTAAAGTTTTCTTTTGTTGTTCCAAGACAACGATCACCTCATTATGCTCCGCGAAGGATTTTTGAATTTAGGGAGAACGGCGGCTGGATTATTTCATCGCCACTAGTCCCTAGAGAACCTGATTGATCGGTCAGCCCGCGTCCGCCGTCGTATGAGGCAGCGAAGGAGCCATAGTTTGTGTAAGGTGGTGTAAGTGACGCACCAATATACGGTGCTAATGTAGTTATAGTTATGGTATAATTAGAAGAGCCGTCTATAGCAGCAGCTGCAATATCAATGTTGGCAAGCAATTCCAGTGTGATAGATGCGCCGACGGTGGTAAAAATCTGTCCTGCGAGTTCGGCTTGACTTGTGAGACCTTGAATCCCTATTGTTATGCGGTTGCTGTTGCTAGGAACTTTCACCCCAGTTTGAGATGTACTACCGGAATCAAACTCAAAAACGCAGCTATTGCCGGTTGGGTCGACTATAGTTAATAATTGTTCGTGGAAAAACGATAAAGCTGTGTGGCTTACAATAAAACTAATGCTCGCGGCGGTCCATCCACGTTTAGACGGCGGGGCGATGTTGTAATTTGATTTCAGCCTAGATAGATCATAATGACCAAGAGAATGGTCGGGCTTAATGACCGCACGAGGCTTGGACGTTAAGACCTCCTTTACAGAAGATCTTGATTCGTCCGCCCCTCTTGTGCCTCTTGTAAAATTCGGCAATTGTGACATTAGTCTACCTTATTAGACTGAAGTTGCAGTCCAACGGATATACCAGCCTTTTTTAATATCAGCTTCGGCGAGACCTACGGCGTCGCGTTCCCATTTAATTGAAAATCCGCCAGGAGCTTCAGCAAAAAAAACCTGAGCGTTATGATCAATTGTGCCTGTTACGTTGGTAAAAGCGTCGGCAGTCTCGGTTCCGCCGAGATCCCAATCGCCAATCGCGTTGATCGCGGAGCCAGCGGATCCATCAGCCGCAACCATTGCAAGACTCAGTTTATCAGCAGTAGAAGTGCCAGAACCAGCATTAGTATCGCCGACAATTTCAATATTGATAACATCATTAGCGTCCCACGTCGTGGGTCTAATAACCACGAACTTTGCCGAGCCGCTGCTTACAGTTTCACAACCAGAAATATATTTTGAATTGGGTCCGGATGGATCATATATGATACCGGAAGAAGATGTTAACGCCAAACCTTCAACTGCTGCGGCAACAACCGTTGCAGCCGAGTTTGTTGTATCAAACCAGTAGTGAGGAATTCCACCACCGGAGTTGGTAGCGCTAATAGCGTCCGTTCCACCAATAAAAGTTGTGGAGACAGTTGCATTATTTAAATCACTAGCGATTGGAGTGTTACCAGCCAAACCTTCGACATTTTGATAAAGTGTCAGTGTCGCGCCACTTTGAATAATTTTAACTGCCCCATTATGACCTGAACTGTGTAAGATACAATCTTTCAAGCTTGTAGCAATATTAGTATTGTTGCCGCCGTTACCCTTAAACTGTTGTGAACCCAGGGTTTCACTGGTCTTTGAGGTGTAGAGCTTCGCAAGCCCAGCAGAACCAGTTATACCAATCTCTGTATCTGCGTTTTGATTACCAGTAATAACAACTGTTGCAAAAGCAGGGGTTGCTGTTGTCGCATCGTGCTCACCAGCAGTCAAAAGCCCATCGTCGGAATCATCGGTGCTAAGCAAAACAACTTGACCATTAGTAAATGGTCTGCCGCCATTATCCGAGGCGGCGTAGTTGTGGGAATTTTCGCTTAAAAGAACCTCAACAAATGTATCTGTTTTTTGAGCGTCTGTAAGGACTCCACCTGGGTGGGTATTTCCTACCGCCTTACGGATCTTTCTTTTCTTTGGACTTGGCATATCATTTTTCCTCCTAAGACTGCTATCGTCTGTTATAAATAGTGTGTTGTTTGTTTAAAGCTCCAATTCTTCCTCATCTTCTCCGCCTAAATCCAAGTCGTCGCCAGCCTCTTCAGTTTCTTCTTCGGCTGCTGCGGCTTCGTCTTCATATTCGTCGGTGGTGGGCTCAGGAATGCTAGAACTTAGTTCATCTTCAAACTTGTCAAAATATAATT